TATTTATAAAATGGACGTTTTGAATTTTGCTTTTCTTTTATATATTGAAAACCTTTTTCTCTCTTCAACCTAATCCACAAGAACCAAAATATAGGCAAAATTTCTGGTCAACCTCATTACAACCAAACCAAAACCAGGTCTGTAAAAATGAAATGAGATTTTTATAAATTATTAGGAGGGGTCGTAGGGGAACCTTGGTTCCCTACTAAAAAAATTGATTTAGATTTCCGTTAAGTATTTAAATCCAAATCAACTTAAAGAATGGACGAACCAAAGACAAGAAGAGAGAAAAAAGGTCGCGACAAGCAGAACTCCAGTTCTATATACTCATCCAAGCATATCCGAGAACAGGAACGACTGCAAGAACAACGTCAATCAAATAAAAAACCTCAAGACACAAAAACAAATGAAAAAAAACAAAAAAAATAAAAATACAGTAAATACATTTTTGGCTCTTACTTTGGCTCTTACTTTGGCACAACCTTTTCCAAAGGTTGTTGTTAGAATGAGACTTGAACAACCCAATCCCCAATAGAAACAGGAACCGTCTTTTCATATTCGTTTTCTTCTAACATCTGGCTAGCAGGATAAATCCAGGCAAACTTTACCGCATTTTTTCCCCCAGCACATCCAGTTTCAACACACTTCACAAAAATCTCAACGCCTTCTCCACCAAAACACCGCTTGGAAAGCGTCCAAGCTCTGCCACAGTCGTCATAAAATCCGGCAGAATTTGCGATATTCAAAGCATCAAGTTGTTGAATACAAGTCTCCGCGAACTTAGTATCAGGGTCAGGTTTAACCCAACGTCGTCTTTGACAGCTTTCCACATATTTAATATATTCGGCTCTCATATTTTCTCTTAGCATAGATATCATGTGAAATGTAACATGAAATAAAATCATAAAAGCATTTCAATTTTTTTTTTCTAAAACTACCTATCACCAGAAACAGCAACCCTAAGAGAGCAGCGAAGACCACGGACTTGCTCGGCAACAAGAACCTCTGGGTTAACCTCAACAACAACCGCATGTTCAACATTTTTTTCACGGACAAGCGCTTGAATAGCTATTCCATGGTGAGTCCTAGAAAGCCACGTGATTGAGAATGTGGGAGCACCCAAAGGCTGCCATCCTTCTTCCAAAAGCTCATTGACAGCAGACTCAAATTCTTCCATATTTTTTTCAAAGTTTGAATCGCTTTTTTGGTCAGTATTAACTGGTTTAAACTCCGAATAAACCTGCCATTTGGTATAAACCGTATAGTATTCCAGGACCTTGGACATCCTTGATATTGGTATTGCTTTTAACCCAAAAAAATTTTCCTAGAAAAGTATTTCAATTTTATTACAAAACAAAAAAAATAAAAAATAAAAAATAAAAAATAAAAAATAAATAAATCAAAACAAAATTGAAATAATTAAAATAATAATTAAGGTTATAAATAAAAACAAAATGCCAAAAAATGTGAGATTTGATAAAGCAAGTATTTATTTAATCCGGTATGCAAAAGAAGATGCAGAATGTGATTTATGGTGGACAATACAAGATCAAATTGAGGCAAAAAAAAGTTGTTTTAGAGAGATAGATAGGATGATGTTGATTCATGGAAGGATTAAGCTATCAGATGCATTAAAATTATTATATCAACCAAATAATGTAACCTACAGTGAGGAAAATTTCCGATACTAGGGAAAAGTTCCGTTGCGAAGGAAAAGTTCCGTTGAAAAAATAGAAGGGGTCCAAGGTTTCCGCCATATAAAAAAATAGGAGGGGTCATAGGGGAACCTGGGTTCCCTATTTAAAAATTCAAAAAAAATTTGAGGTGACCTTATACTCTCATGACACCAAAAAAAAATTGACCAAAAATTTTTGAAAACTTTTCAAGGCATAACTCAAACCGAGACCAAGTTTTAAACACAGTCAACTATATAGAAAATGTCGTGCCGTAACGTTAACTGCACCGGATGCCTCCACGACCAGCCCAACCAGCTGGCCCACATGGAGCAAGGAGGGTGCCTTTACGTTCAAGAGGAAGAGGAAGTCTGGGAGACTGACTCAGAGACAAGCGAAGCGGATGCAAGCGAAGCGGATGCAAGCGACTCGTATGAAAGCTTCGTTGAGCGTCTAGCCGCCGAGATTCAGAGCGAGCAAGCCGCTGCCCTTGAAGAGGGGGCCAGGCGCCTTCTGGATATGGACTTTGGCGAGGGCGACGAGTCCGAGTTCTCTCCCTTTGAGGACGTCGCTTCCACCGAAGGTGGCGAGGAAGAGCCAGAGAAACCCAAGGTTGATGTCTCCAAGCCACTTGTAGAGCCCCTTTTCGCGCTTCCCTGCGGATTCCAATTCTCCGAGTGCGCCATCTGCTACGAGGCAATTGATATGGTAAACGTGACTGTCACCACATGCGGCCACACATTCCACTCGTCTTGCGCATTCAAGGCGCTTGAACACGCTGACTGCTGCCCAATGTGCCGTCACCAGCTCATCGACGAACCGGTAGAGGACGAAGATGAGGAAGGGTCCGAAGAAGGGTCCGAGGACCAAGAAGACGACGAAGACCACGAAGACCAAGAAGAGGAGGAAGATTCAAGACCAACGATGGAGCAGCTGGCCACCAAGCTCCAGAACATGGGCTACACGCCGGTGGATTTCCTTACGCTGTTCATGAGAAACATCTTGAAGCGCCAGGACGCGACTCGCCAGTCGGAAGACTTCTTGGAAACCCTGAACGATAAGATTGACGACATCGTGGACGGCAAGATCACCATGGCTCATGTGGACCAGCGCACCTACGCCCAAGTCGCATCGCAAATCAAGGACTTGGTCCGCCAAGGTCAACCTCAAGAGCAGCAAGCTGTCTAAAATAAAAAACCAAAATAAAAAATTAGTAGTAGAGTAGTAATGTAATTTGTTTGAACCCCTTTCTTGTAACCTAAATAACCCTTTTTTAATTGTGTTACGTGTCCCATCTTTTTTTCTTATGCAATATTATTGTGGCGAAACCCAATGGAAGAGGACCTTGAAACCCTTTTAAAGCTTGCGGAATGCATAACAGCCAATCCATCTCTCTCCCCCCTCCTCTTTTGTGAACAAGCAAAAGAGCAATCCAAACATCTCCCTTCTCACATCAAATCCATTCTAACATCATTTGCAACCGTAGGTTCTGAAACAGGATTCTTGCTAATCAATACAATTCCATTAGATGACGCAACAATACCACAAACCCCATCAGGTAATAAATATACAGTTGGTGAGACAACAATCCTAGCCAAAATTCAAGCAATATTAGTTAGCGCAATAAGCGATCTGATAGCTTATGAAGCGGAAGGATGTGGAACCCTTTTTCAAGACATAGTGCCATTAAAAGCCATGGAACACGCGCAAACAAGTCTTGGAAGTAATACAGAATTAGAGATACACACGGAGCAAGCTTTTTCCAAATTAAAACCAGATATATTAAGTTTAGCGTGCCTTCGTGGCGACCCAGAAGCATTCACACATATTTTTCCAGTTCAGACTATATTAAACAATCTAACAACTGAAGAAAAGGCACTACTTAGGGAGCCATTATGGAAAACCGGCGTGGATCTCTCATTTAAATTAAATAATAATGACTTTATAGACGGAGACATAAGAGGTCCAATGCCAATAATAAGCGGAACCCAAGACGACCCCACATTAATTTTTGACCAAGATTTAATGACAGGAACAACTCCGGAAGCAACAGACATGATAAAAAAAATCGTAGATATTTATTATCAAAAAAAACTCCGACACAATTTAAAACCAGGAGAAATACTTCTGATAGATAACAGAAGAGCAGTTCATGGACGTTCGGCTTTTAAACCAAGATATGACGGAAAAGATAGGTTTCTAATCCGTTGTTTCGCAACATTTGACCTTTCAAAAAGTGAATACGCGAGAGAAAACCATGCTAGAACAATCTCAGCAATATATAGCTAATCCACTTTTAAAAAAGTGGAGCAAAAATCACGTCTATTTTTAAGCCCAAAGCTTCGCTTAAAAGTTGAACTTTATAAATTTCCAATTCATATTTAATAGGACAAGATAACATCAGTATTAATATCTCTGCGTCCACTGATAAAGTATTGTAGTAGCATTAACCATTTAGAGTGTCCAACAACTAATTCCCATTTGCAGTTGATTAATACAATAAAGCCAAATATGAATAATAAAAGACGCGTCTCTTTATTAATGGAAGGTCTTATTTCAAGCAAAGGATTAAATAAATAAAGAGATAATAAAGCCATGGATACAAGGAAAATAAATTCAAAGTATTCTTTCAACATGGCAAGCTTCAAAGAGAGAGAAGTTTCTCCCTTATTTTTTCTGACAAGAATGAAGTGACATACGCCGCAAACAACGAACAATATTTTGCTTAAAAATACGCATATAATAAAACTGTCATAATAGTTCATTATAGAATAAGTCTATAATAAAAAATGAAAGAAAAAAAAAGTTAAAAAATAAAATATATAAAAACAATAATAATAAATGAGTTTCCCACAGACACCATTGAATAATGCATTTGATTTTAATTCAACAATAAAGCCGAACCAAACCGTTTCGGCGCACTTAACAACATGTATATATTGCAGTAACCAAGAGTCAATACCATTGATAGCGGATGGTTCATTTAGACAATGCACAAAGTGCAGAAAAAATTTCAGAGCGCAAATAATGAATATGCATCAAAAAATGCAAACACCATCGCAGCCGGTTTCATATCTTACACCGATGTTTCAAACCATGCGACCGATTTATATGCCACCACCTTCAAACAAATAATCTGATCAATATATATATATGCAGCCACCGTGCAGTATTTCATGCGCCTTAGCACTAGTGTTCATAATATCAATGATCTATATGAACAATGCGACACAAAAGAGTCAAACAATTCAGGTATATCAAGAGCAGTTGCCAACAAATCTTAAAAACTTATACGCGAAGCTAACAACAGAACGTCTTCACATATATTATTATGGCTACATTCTGGGGTTCATTCTTTCTCTCATCGTGATCATTTATAATTACCAAAAGACTAAGGGAAAAATGACAACAACAACGATGGTTTGCTTGACAGTAACAATCAGTTTCATAACAAATTATTTTTATTACATGTTATCTCCGAAGTCGGATTATATGTTGAATCACATAAATTCTCCGGATCAGACGAAGGCGTGGTTGGCGATGTATAAACACATGCAATATTATTTTCATGCAGGATTAGCGTTGGGGATAATAGCAGTAGCCTTTTTAGCAATTGCGTTCAGATGCTAACCCCCCCAACCCTCTTTAAGCCCACCAAATATATATTCTGTAAAACAACTTAGAGACAACCGGCCCTATTATAGTGTGAAGGGCACCCAGTGGTATCATACAGCAATCCGACGCATTTTAAGCAAAAACCGATACCAGCATACAAAATCATGAAGTAAACCATTTATTTCATGAGTTTCCAGCCCTTCACCCAAAACAAAAATCATTCAAGAATAATCAAAAGTAATATTTTGAAAAAGGGTTTAAAGAGAACCATAACATTTATAATGCGCATCCGATATCGTCTAGTTGGTTAGGATAGAGGGTTTTCACCCCTCTGGCCAGGGTTCGAGTCCCTGTATCGGAACATCACAGCTCTTGTAGCTCAGTTGGTTAGAGCATCAGTCTTATGAGCTGAGGGTCTGCGGTTCAAGTCCGCACTAGAGCATTAACCTTTAGAAAAGGTTGAGTCAAAACTGGCTCAAAGTTTCCACCACTCTTACCAAAAGTGGCTCCCAATTGGTTTTGCTCCACTTTTCTTAAAAGTGGATGTTTTCCTCCAGCAACTAAAGAATTCAAAATTTTGTCTTTGAAGACTCCGGAAAACAGCAAAAAACGTTTTGATCAACTTTTCTCAAAAGTTGAAAAGCAGTTATGGCCGAGTGGTTTAAGGCGACGGACTTAAGACCCGTTATCTATGATGCGTGGGTTCGAACCCCACTGGCTGCAAATGAGTTGTTTGTCTCATTAAAATAAACACCAAAGCAAGTGTGGCCGAGTGGTTTAAGGCGACGTGTCTGCAGCCGTTATCTATGATGCGTAGGTTCGAATCCTACCGCTTGCAAAAAATACCAAAAGGTAATCACTCAAAGCCCTTTTTTTCATGCAGCTATGGCCGAGTGGTTTAAGGCGATGGATTCAAGACCCATTATCTATGATGCGTGGGTTCGAACCCCACTGGCTGCAAAAAATGAAAAATTAAATATAAACAAAAATATAAAATAAAATAAAAAAATAAAGATTCCTGCAAACGGCCGAGGGGAAGGAATCATGACAGCAACTCAACCAAAATTTAAGAAATAGTAGCTTAGACTATTATACCTTTATCTTTAAACAAGAAAAGGTAATTGACGTTAATTTCACCTCTTAATAATGTGTGATTGACGAAATTTGTTCCAAACAGCAACTCTTATTATAGTAATAATAACAGAAACAGGAACAAGCAAAAAGCGTAAGGTAACGCGGATGGGCTCTCATAGTGTAGTGGTTAGCACCACAGACTTTGAATCTGTTATCCTGGGTTCGAGTCCCAGTGAGAGCTTTAAGAAAACGGTCCAATTTATACCCGGTTAGCTCAGTCGGTAGAGCGCTAGCCTTTTAAGCTAGTGGTCGAGGGTTCAAGCCCCTCATCGGGTGTTTCCACTTTTTCTAAAAGTGGAGCAAAAGAATAATTAATGAGTATAAAATAGAAAATTTTAAAAAAGCCTTATAGTGTAGTGGTTATCACGTATCCTTTACACGGATGAGATGTGGGTTCAATTCCCACTAGGGCTAATCCACTTTTTCAACCTTTGAGAAAGGTTGAGCCAAACTTTCCTCAAATGGTTTTTGCTCCACTTTTCCCAAAAGTGGACGTCTTCATCACAGCAATCCAACCAAACTTTAATTATAAAAGCCCAAATTGAAGACCGCACCCCCATTGCTTCTGTAGCTCAGTAGGTAGAGCAAACGGCTGTTAACCGTTAGGTCGCAGGTTCGAGCCCTGTCAGGAGCGATTCAACCTTTTTGAAAGGTTGAGCCAAATAAAAAATATATATAACAAATTTTTATATATATTTAACAATTCAAATACTTATAAAATTATCATTATATATTATATCACAATGCCAAGAAGTGTAATGATGATAAAATTAACAGTTCCATCTTATTTTACTGATTATAGAACTCCAGAGCAAAGATACAATGATAATTATTTAGAAAATTTTCTATATTTGCGACTATTAAAGCACCTTAAATTTATTAATACAGAGGATAAAAAAAACAAAACTATTTCTGATTTAATTAACTTGATAGAAGATTATATTGGAACAAATTTGGATTACATCCAATATTTAAATTATTATGATGGTTTAAATTCATTTTGGTCAACCCAAAAAACCAAACAAGAACAAACTGAATTACAAAAAAGAAAAGATAAATACATGGAACAAAAAGGCGGCGGCGAAGAAGAAATAAACTATTATACGGAGAGTAAAAAAGTGGATTCTATAAAAAATTATCCATCATACGCACAGTTAATTAATTCCAGCAATTTCAACGCTACACTAAAATTAATACCAGAAGATTTAAAAAAGTTGACTTTAAACTCTTCAATTAAAGAAGATACCCTTTTAAATTTATTAATGGGAAGAAATGTTGATATAAGCACGTGCAATGATAATATAAGATATATTTTAGCTGAAAGTAAATATCGTTCAATAAGAGACTCCCCAATAATTCCAGAAAACGATAAAGTCATTGAATGTGAAAAATTAAAAAAAACATTAAAAGAAATAATTAATGAGAATAATGATAAATGTCCAAATAAAATTAAAATGCCAGATGATAGCTATTGGTTAAATTATCACAATAATCGTTCGTTTTATGCAGTAAATTATAGTTGTGAAAATTTTATAGTCCCAGTTCCATATAATAAATTTGCAGGAAATAAAGTTGTAATGAATGCAAAAGTAGAAGAATCCTTTGAAACTATATTACAAAATATACATGATAAATGCTTACTCCTTGAAAGTAAACAAAACCCCAAAGCTGGGTCTGTATCAGCTCCAGAAAACTTAGATTTATTATTTGGCGCTTCGTCCGATTCATCACAAATAGTTACAATTTTAAGAGATTTGTTTTTAAATAAATCATTTAACCCTCATGAATTTATTGAATATAATTCTATTGAACAATTTAATAGCAACGCAACCACCGTTAATTTTTTAGAATACTTACTAGAATATTTTAGACCTGAAAATAATATGAACGAATATTCGTTTGATTATAATTTGCAAAGTCCAGTTGTTTTTTCTTATACAATTGATAATTCAACAGTAACAGATCTTGCAACACCACCTGCAAATCCAACTTTAAAACCATATTTAGATTGCTCTAATACAGTATTACCACAAAATTTCAGTTACAATGATTACTATTTTGTAAACGTGCCTCCTTATTTAAAACGTGGAAATTATTTTGAATTAAATATTTTACCAGATGATGCTATAGAAGATAATACATTTAAAAGAGATGATAATACTCAAGTAGTAAATTATGACACAAAATTCATAAGATTTACTCTAGAGAATCCATCAGACAAATATTCCATTTTATTATTGAATAAAAGAGACTCAAACACGCCAGAATATTATATACAAACAGTGCCAATACCAACGACAGACACAAAAGAAAATACAGGTGAAGAAGGATATAAATTTGCACACGCTATAATTATTGAATTATACACACCGAATGTTCCTGGCAATTTAATGAGTAAATTAATCCAATATTCTGACAAAATAAAAACCAACCCCTTGTATCAAAATCTTAGTCAACTATACACCAACTTTCAAACGTATTCAAGAGAAACTGTGTATAATAATACCACTCTTTCAACCCTATTAAACAGATACAAGTTATTAGAAACGCAATTTAAAAATTTACCAATATATGCAAGTGAAGAATCAGAATATAAAACTTTTATTAAAACTGAGTATGAAAAACCGCATCCGTTAGCGAATTATAATATTAAACAAACAATAGAAGAGGTAACAAGCTACCACAAATTTGCAAAAACCCAAAAAACCCAAACGTTTATTTATCCAAATTATCCAGGGTTAACAACATTCTATGCACCATTAAATACTCCTCTCCCTGTTCAATCAGGCGAAATAGAAATACTTGATGACGCATCAAAATTAATTCCACCACCACCATCATATCCTAGAGTTGGTCCAGAACAAATTTTCCAAGAGGAACAAGAAGAACAAAAAAAATATAATTTAAGCGATGCGGATTTTTCTAGAAAACCTACCGACAAGGCAACTAACAAAATATTAGATCCGGCTAGAATAATAACAAAATATATAGGCGACAGAAATTTTAAACAAAAAACCGGTTACGGAGTAGCTTATTATAAGAATGGCAACAAGTATGAAGGTAATTGGGAAAACGACAAAAAAGAAGGACCAGGAATATCAACAGAAATAGTTAACTATGTTACAGGAGAAATTGGTTGCGTTTGTAAATTTTATTACAGAGGATTTAACATATTAACTAAAGATTATGTTTATCCAGATTCAAATAAGGCAATAACAAACCTAGTAAATAGTATTGTTGAATATACATACTTAGAACAAGCTGCAAAAGCCCAACAACAAATCCCAAATCTTTTCAAATATGTATTTGAAACCAATTTTTGGGAGGAAGTGGAGGAAGAAGAGTCTAGAAATTCACCTGTTATAGTAGGAGCTCCTAGATCAAGATCAAGTTCTATTGCAGATTCAGATTCAGGGTCAAAAGAAGACGAAGAAGAAGAAGAAGAATAAATTTAGAAAAAAATAATAACCAAAATAATAACCGAAATGCATTATTATATAAAAATAAATATATGTAAAATATATAATAATGTCTGAACAAGAACCATCCAAAACAATTCCAGGAACAAGTGAAACAAGTAAAACGAGTGGATTTAATGCATCAGAAGATTCTCAACAAGCAAAAGACATGTTAGAAATTTTAAATAATTATTTACAAAGTAACCCAGGAGATGCGGAATCATTGATTATAAATGAAGATGGACAAGCAAATGAAGAACTTGTAACAAAAATAGAGCAATCAATCCCTCAACAAGAACAATCAGAAAAAACCCCATTAATTGCAAGCTTCATAGATTATCTAAAAAAACCTATTTCATTTGAGATTTTTTATCAATTCATGAAAATATCCCCAGAAATTGAAGAAACATTAAAAGCAAAAAAAATTAATATTTTAAAAGCAATTGAAATAATAAAAGTAATAATAAACCCAACAAGTGCAATGGACGGAATTTTTGATTCAAATTTTTTAGAGTTAATTACAAATGCAGTCCAAAAATTGTATTATATATTTTCAGAAGAAGAACCAATTGGCGTAGCGTTAAAGTATGAATTTATGACAGATTTTTTAAGAGCATTGTTGGTTTTAATGCTTGATGAATTATCAGAAAATGATATAGTAGAGATGAATGCTCAGTTGGAAATATTAGAAGGAATTTCTATTACGTGGCGAAAATATGGAAATTCTCCAGAATATCTTGGAGAATCAGAAAGTCATATATTTGGCGATTTTACATTGCGTGAGATACCAGGTTATTTGGATTTCATAACAAGTTTTGCTATAGAAACATATAATTCAAATGATGACGAAGAACCTCAAACAGAAACACCAACCGGAGAAGGCTTGCCAACAGATTCATCTGAACAACAGGAGGTCAAAAGAACAGATGATGTGCCAGTTGCCTTGCCGGTTGCAGTGCCAGTTGTTAAAGCACCCAAAAGCTGGGCTCAAAGCTGGGATGAGTTGCATAAAAATTTTGGAGATATTGTTGCACCTCAAACCCCAAAAAAACCCCAAATCCTTAGAGTTGGTGGAAAAAAATACAAAAAATCAAAAAAGAGAAACCAAAAAAAGCCAAATAAAAGATCAAAGAAACAAACCGGTGGCGCAGGACAACCAGTAAGAGGTATTAAAAATTTTGCAGCAGAATCTCCATTAGGATCTAAAACTTTGCTAGCATGGGCAACAAGATTTGGGTTTACTGGTGTAGCTAGATATGGGGCACACATAGAGTCACCTTTAGCATTTAAACAAATTCAAGAAGCGGACTTACCACAATCAGCGGACTTATTTGGAACTAAAATTATAAACTCATTAAGCGCATTTAATGATGCAATAATACACGATAAAACAATTGGTGAAGCAAATAAAGCAAAGTGGAAGACTTTTATTGATGTATACGTTAAAAATGCAAATCTCCAAGGATTAGAAGCAAAAGCAACTTCTATGATAAATTTAGAATTATCTGGACACATGGCAGCAGAAGCTGCTGCTCTTAGAAATAAATTAAACAAGTTGGAATTAGAAGAAGAAGAACAAACTGGTGATGAAAATAGCCCAGACTATTGGAAAAATAAAATGAAGAACATTGAAAAAAGAAAAACTATATTAAAAACATTAGAAACGCAAACGGTGGATGACGATGGTGATTTTGAAAAACCAATATCACTAATAGAACACAATATAACAGAAGATGACATAACTGATGATAATGGTGCAACAATAATACCTGGTGGAGAATACACAAAAGTATATAGAAATAAAAAAGAATTTAGGGCACAAAGAAAAGAATATTTAAAATGGTTATGGCTAGAATCTACTAGCGCTCAAGTAGTAGACGCCATAATAAACAGATTTACTAAAGGAGATGGTGGTGCAGGTGCTATAACGTATTATGATGAAGAATTTAAAAAACAAACAGAAAACTTCCTTGATAGTAAAGCATATAAAACCCATATGGAACATTATCAACAATTAGGTTTTAATACCAGTAAAATTGCAATAGAAATTGCAGCAAATCCGCAAGCCTTTGGAATTATGGGAAATTTTATAGTAGAATTAAGCAAGACTAAAGATGAAACCAACAATGCTTTATCAACGTTTGTTGCTCAACCATTGGCTCAAAAACTTGCAGAGTTTGATGCAGAACAATTATTGGGCTCTGGACATGTTACTGATGTATTAAATTCGCCTATTTCAGCAGCAACGTCACTGTATGTTGCATATAAATTAAGTAATTTGGCAAAAGAAGGAACAGAAAAAATATTAGGACCCAATGGAAAAAAATCGTTTTTACCAATGGCCGCACAAGCAACGGTGGGTGCGGCAACGGCGGTTGGAATGTTTAAAGGAGTTATGCCAAACGTGGCACCACTTGCAGGTTATTTTTTGCACCCCATCGCCAACAAAATAGGACAAGATATTGTAGACTTACCATTAACGGATGCTACTATTTTAGCTGGTGGTGTTTTTGGATATTATCTTGGAAAATGGCAAGGAGAACGTATTGGAAGGTATTTTGATAAACCTGGAGAACAATCAAGTGCTAATATATTGGCTAAAAACTTGGGAAGAGTCGGAGCTGGAGTAGGGAGTCTTGGAGGAGGTTTTTTTATGAGAGCATTATTAACAGAATCAGCCGGAAAAGCTATAATAAATGGAAATGCACATTTATTAAAAGCATTAAAAATGTTGCCTTATAGTGAATTTATTGGAAATTACATTGGCATTGCCAACGAAATGTATTTTTTTTATTTTTTTGCAAGAATAGTTCCACAAATGATTAACAAGTATTTTTTTGGAATAAAAGGTAATGTAAAGTTTACAACGCCAACATTATCTGGCATATTGCCATCAATTGAAATACCAATCTCTACGGAATTAGTTTTTGAAATTGTGGGGATGGTAATTTTATATGCTTCATTATGGATAATTACAGGAGGGTTAGGTCCGTTGGGAGTAATTGTAACAAGTGGTTCTCATATTATGTCTCAATTAAGATTATGGGGGATAATAGCTTCATTGTTTGGTCTTCCTTTTAATTATGCTGTGATAAAATATAAGACTGGTAATTATTTCAGTTGGTTCACCGAATATTCGTGGCTGACATTTGCGCCATTCACAAAAATTATGGAAAAATATAACAAAAGAATGGATGAGGCATACCAAGTCATGACAACCGGTGTGAATTATGGAAAGGGAACTGATATTGATTGGATCGCAGCTAAAGGGACAAAAGGAGCAATTGACGTAAATAAACATAAATTTGGTGTAGATTATGCCAAATTTGACCTCAAATCGCCAACAGTTGCAACATGTGCCAATGGATCAACAGTGTTAAAACCAGATGCTCAAGGTAATTTTGATATATCTCAGTGCGGAACAGCAGTTCCAGACGAATCATATTCTGCAATGATGGCGTATCGCGCAATTTTCACGAGCGCTGTGGCTGGATTTGAGGTTTTTAATGCTTATTACAAAATTTCTACAGATAATTTAAAATCATCAGGCGAAATAAGACAAGAAGTTGAAAAAACACTTGACGAATTGCGCAAGAATGAAGAACAATATACTTTTACTGTTGATAAATTAAAAGTAGCGTTTAATGCTATAAGTGGTTTTGATGGGAGTGATGATCCTCCATATATAAGAAAATTTAAAAATATGACTAAAGATTTTCAAGAAAGTCAAGCAAAACTACTTGATGCACAAGAAAAAATAGCGAGATTTTTTGAAAATGCAAAACGTAACTTAGGAGCTGACGTAGACCGAGCACAAAGAGAGAAATTACAGCAACAATCTATGGAACAAGCAAGAACCCTGCAACAAGAAGAACTTAAACTTAAAAAAGACCTTGCAATACGACAGGCAGATCTGCAAAGAGAACTTGCAGATAGTCAAAAAGAACATGAAAAACAAATCGCAGCCCAACAGGCAGATCTGCAAAGAGAACTTGCAAAACAAGCTGAACAGTCTAGATTAGCTGCTGCAACAATAACAGCCGCAGGAATACCACAAACGCAAGCAGCATCACTCCCTACAGCATCACCACCATCATCATCACTCCCAGAAGCAACATTAGGTAGAGGCGCACTAACATCAGCAGTAACATTTCATCCAAATTTAACAAAAGCCATAAAAGGGAAAAATTCTATTGGAATTGCTGCTGCACTATTAAATAATGAAATAGACATATCCGATATTAAATCCGAATTAGACGAGAAAGGAATTTACGATGACGTTTTGGCACAATATAATGAACAATTGGTACAAAAACAAGCAGAAAGAGTAGCAGCAAGAGAAGCAGCACAGCGCGAGGGTGACCAACAAGGACCACGTCGCCGCCTAAATGCAAAGAAGGCTGGAGGAGCTTTTGGTGGAAAAAAAACAAAAAGAAGCAGAAAACAAAAAAAAGGAAAACACACAAGAAGAAATAAATAAAAAAGCTTGATATTTTATTAAATAAAAAATCAAACATCCACTTTCTCAAAGTGAAATTTTGCTCCACTTTCTCAAAGTGGATTATTGCTTCTTCTGGAACTTTTGAACGCACTCCCAAATCTTAGCAGACTCCTCCATGCCAAAAGCACCACGACGTTGAGCTAGCGATAAAAAACTAACAAGAACATTCAACGCAACATTCTCATCAGTGATAACAACCTCAACAAGCTTGACCTCAGGTTTCTTTTCCTCAGTAGGTGTAGATGATCCTTCAACAAAATCCATTATGAATAATAATACAATTTAATTTTAAACCATTTTCATTACAAAATAATAAAACATTAATAATAAAATTTTGTATTTCGGCACTTAAAAAAAAATTGAAATCCTTTCATAAGAAACTTCTATCTTCAAACCCCACAGAAAGAATGTCGGCACAACCTGAATCAACCATTATGTCCAGAGAGAAAATTATTGATAATGCAAGCGTGGATTTCCACAATGCGTCAATGCCTCGGCTTATTCCTGTTCTACCGCTACCTGTAGAACAAGATGTAAAGGAATCCGAGCTACCTCCTGCAGGAGAAGTTTCTCCACCTGCAGCTGAATACAACTTCAACTTGTTTCCGGAGAACTCAGCATATACATTCGGCATCTTCAAGCTGAAAATCGCAGACACTCCAATGCTAACCCAAACCCAAGTGTTGGACAGCAACAGTGACATCTCAGGGTCCATGAGCGACGAATGCAAGGACGGAAAGAGCAAGATGCAGCACGCAAAGCACACGCTAAAAAATATTGTCACCGCTCTAGCCAAGAGCGAGGGCGCATCTGTCGCAATGGCCACTTACGGCTTTGACGACAAGGTGGAGGAAATCTTCCAAGACACCAAAATTACCCAAGAAAACGCTGCAGAACTGCGAAACAAGCTGGACCAGTTGGAGCCTCGCAATGGCACGGACATTTATCAGCCACTGGAGCTGCAAGCCAAGCGCGCCGCAGCACGCCAAGCAGTGAACCCAACCCTTCGCCAGACCAACATCACGATGACTGATGGTCAAGCGAATCAGGGAAAAACAAGCTATTCCGAGATGGCAACACAAGTTGCGCCCAACTGCACCAATATCTTTATTGGTTTCGGCGGTGACCACAACGCTGTAGGCCTACAGCAGCTCGCCGATGCCCAGCCCAACGGCTCCTACTTCTATGTAGCAGAGATTGAAAAGGCCGGCCTTGTTTTCGGCGAGGTCATTCACCAGATGCTTTACACTGCGCTAACCAACATCACGATTTCAACGGAGAACGCCGAGATCTACGACTACAAGACGAACTCTTGGTCAACCAGCATCCAAGTTTCTTCCATTGTGAGCGAGGCCACCAAGACCTACCATTTGCGTTCAACCACGCCCAAAACTGCCTGTGTCCACATTTCTGCGCAAAGCGCGGTGCATGGGGACCAAGAGCCAACACCTCTAGATCTTGACGACGTGATTCTTCACAATCCTCCTGAAGAGACTGTTGACTTGAGCATCTATATGTTGCGCCAACGCACGCAAGAGCTCACGTTCAAGGCACATCAGCACTCGCTCAAGCTTGTCAACGACCCAAAAGTATCCTACGCTCCTGAGACGCGCGACGCTTACTACGAGACTCAAAAGTCCATCCGTAAAGAACTCGCTGAGTATCTGAAGTTCATGAAGCAGTTTGCTAAGGAGCAGAACCTGGAGGAAGACGAGCTTCTTGGAACACTGATTGACGACATTGTCATCATTCTCCAGACGTTTGGTGGTCACAAGGCCGTCATGTATTCTAGCGTCCGAACTGGTTCGCAGGGAAGACAGACCTCCAACAACGTGGGTTACGTCGCGCCGGAAGACATGGTTGGTGGAGCTCCTCGCTTGCAAAGGCACAACAATGGTTTGCGCCGTCAAAACGCGAATGCGTGGCACCAAGAAGATGATGACGCATTTGATGCATCGCTCTTGTCACCACCGACTCTGGCGCGCGCACTAACTCGCACCCACACCACTCCAAGACAGATGACACTGATGCGCGAGTGCAGTCAAGGAAGTGCCGTATCCGAACTTGACGACGACGAGGAGACGCCTAAAGCAATTCCGTTTCCTACCATTGGAGAAGATACAGAGGCAGGCGCAGGCGTTTAAAATTAAAAACAAAGTATAAAAATAAAAACAAAAAGAAAAACAGAAAAACAGAAAAATAAAAACAAAAAGAAATAAAAAAATAAAATAAAAACTTTTTTTATTTTGGTACGACCTTTACTAAAAGGAATTTTTTGTTCCGTAAAAATCAGGATTTTTCTGACGAACATCATTGCTTAAAATAGCAGGAACACTAGAGCCAGTTATAGAGCTAATATTTGCATCACTAGAAGAATCCATGGTTGGTGGTTTTTTGAAGCTGACATCAACGAGAGAAGCCCCTCTCATAATTTCATCCTTTAATTGATTCAATAATGGAAATTTATCTTTGTTAAAATTTTCAGTAACCGTATCAGGAGTCAAAGAAGTTGTGTCCTCACTATTTGGTTTAACTGGCATTCCTTGCGCATCAATCCCCCAAAGTTTTTGCCAAACGGAAGAAACTTCTGCACCATTGCCAGTATTCAAAGAAAACGGACAAGAGTAGTTAGCCGGATCGTCTAAGGCAACGCATGGATTACACTCAGAACCCAAAAATTTAAATCCATTTACAACCGAAGGTAAATCTGCATTATTAACAGCTGTAACCTTTGAGTTCATGTTTCCGTAAATTCCATTATATCCAGTATATTCAATTTTTTGCATAGACAGTTTTCCACTCTCACTATCTTTTCCACAGCGAACCAGGTTATTAACATTTTCAGGCATGTCTTCGTTGTGTCCAATAACAGCGCCATTGATTAAAAACGTTCCCTCTTTAGAGTTCCAAGAGAGAAGCTCAATAATAGCAGCTTGATTATAAACGGATTGCGCGTTTTCTAAAGAGGCACCAGGTTCAGTGTTAATAATATTATTTTCTTGAATAGCAGTTTTATACATTTCTTGAACGTCTGAGGACCAGGGCCATTTTCCATTCTTCAATAACTCTTGAACTTCTTCCGCGGTGGCTTGTTTTTGAAGAATATCTAAATCAAAACGTAAATTGGGGTTATGGATCTTTTGAAATTTGACAAAGTCGGCAATTATATTTTGAGGCCAAACGGACGTTTTTGGAACAGGATATCCTTCAGGGAATAATCCGCGAGCGACACTAACACCACCAGAAGCGCCAGAACCATTAAGAGGTGAAGCACTGGAAGCAGAATTAGAGCCGGTGCCACTAGACCCAGCTCCAGAAGCCTTAGAATACCAAGAATTCCAAGAATTCCTATTAGAAACATCATCTGAATTATCCCAAGGATTAGAACCAGAACCATTCTTGGAACAATTGGAACCAGTCATATCCACAGAAGCAGTTAATCCATCAGGACAGCATCCAAATTTAGACTTAAAACAAGCAGCAACAGGTGGTCCAACAGTGGGACAATTAGAACCGGCTGAATCAACCTTACTCGTGCTTCCATCAGAACAACATCCAAATTGAGAACTAGAGCAAGCAGTAGATGAAATTGCTGAATTAGGAAAAGTTACAGGAGCGCCACAAGACGTGCATTCTGATGGATAAACACAATTAATAGTAGAACCATCCGGATTAAACTGATAACTGTTGGGATCAGTGGAGCATTCCCAAGGACACGACAAGGTTTTTTTATCAATACTAACCTTGCAATTTCCAGTGGGTTCAGTTGGTGCAGCGCATCCAGGTTTACACATTGACTCAAGCCCTTCTACTTCAACACAGCTAATTTGGAATGCTTGATAAACAATAACAGCAATAGCGGCAAAACCAATTCCCCATTTAATATCCATTATGCTTATTACAATAACAATAAATGCAACAATTAAGTTTCCTAAAAAACTTTTAAAAAGGAATTTAAAGTAGCTCGGCTTAACATATACAAGAATGGCTAATAAAATGAGAACTAAAATAACACCAATCATTGCGCCTCCAGCATTTCCTGTAAGTCTTGGTATATTATAATTATTATTCATTACTAATTATAATATATAAAAATATATAAAATATTGCCACGCATTTCTATTAGATTAGATTACCGGCCAGTAGAACCGAACCCACCAGCGCCTCTCTCAGTCTCAACACCCAACTCAGACTCCGACTCAACAATCATTACATAAATGGGAACCATTGCAGGCGCAACAACTTGCAACAACTTACTATACTTATCAACAAAATAGTCATTATCAAGGCCGAGCAAACAATCAAACTTGCCAATCAAATCACCACGATAACCGCTGTCAATAATTCCAATACTATTTGCCAAACGCAAAGGAGTTCCAGATAAACTAGAACGAGGACACATTTGAAACCCAGTATTAAAAACCTTGCCATTCTCGCATACCATTTGGGCGGAAGTTTTAACTGAAAAATTAATTTTAGTAACATCTCCACCCATGCATTGATTCTCAAATGGAGCAAATAAATCAAACCCAGCATCAGGGAACCCACTATTAATCATCTTTGCATTATGCGCAACAGCAGCACTTTGATACATACTAGTCAGAACATTATCATTGCTGTTAATAAACAGCTTGAGAACCATAACTCGGTCAGAGTTATGAAACGAAATATTATTGTTATTGAGAATGTTATTCAAGATGATGTTATTATTGATGATGTTATTATTGATGTAGTTATCATTATTAAACGTCGCCATTATAAATAACAATATAGCCAAGTTTTTAAATCTTTTCTATATTTAATTACTATTAAATGAAACCAAGTCAATAAAAATATTTAATATGTCCAAATAGTAGTCCAAAGAGGCGGTAATAAAATCTCCGTAATACTCACGCTGTAATATATTGTTAGTATCGTAAACTACGTAAAGAGAGAAAAGAATGAGTCCAGCAACTGATAACCCTTTTACAAACATAGAAGATGTGCCAGAAAACATTACAACAAGTTGAACAATGATCAAAAGTAAGAGAGCATAAAATAAGAATGCCGCAAATTGAAAACCGAGATTAATTCCAAACATGATTAGCAACGCACCAATTAAAAACATGAAACCAAATATGCTAATAGTTCCAAGAATTGCCATTTGAATTAACTTTGGGTCAACCGTCTTTTTCATGAATGACAACATTATACCCCAGCAAGCTGAAAATACTGAAAATAAAATAAATTTCAACCAAACCGGCATTGGAACAAGCGCCAAAACAATAAGGATTAAAATCTCTACTATAAAAAGCCCCCAGAACATCCCAGTATTTTTATCATCACCTTTATAGTTCATCATGATGTAATATGTAATGCCTAATTGAGTAATTAAATTGGCAAAAACAGCCAATAAAAATTCCTTTTTCTCATTTAATAACTTTAAAAAAGAACTAGTAGATCCAGCGCCTCCTTTTAATCCTTTTCTCTTACCACCGGTCATGGCATGAAGATTAAAATGATGAAACCCAGAATATCTTCCAGAACCACTTTTTCCGCCAAAAAGTTTTTCACATAACGCAGAATTTACCATATGATATATAATATAATATGATAAAAATATTAGGTCCATAGTATCTCTTAATTTGCTATAGTAGTTGTATTATTATTATTTTTGTCAGACCAATACCATGCAGGAGGTGTATCGTAATATATATTAGAAATGGCAGGAGGCACGTAATAAATTCCTTTGGTCTTATTACTGCCGTTGTTAGCGGCAAAAGGGAACGGTTTCAAGCGACCAACAGGATTGGCGCATTGTCTTTGAATTTGTAATGTGTATTGGCTAGATGTTTGTGGTTGATATAAAGTCTTGGTGTAACCTGCCCCAGCTGTGATCTGAGTAAAACTCTTTCGTCTGGCAGTTGTGACGGCCTGTGTATTGGTTACAGCATTGAAACCAAGAGGAGCGCCGCAAATGCGATGACCAAGATAAACTTGGGGTTTATTAGTATCATTAACACAAATATTTGCGGCAGCCTTTGTTTGGATATACAACCATTGACTGCCATTATCTGACATGTTATCATTGGCGCCCTGAGGTTGGACCCAGTAATTAGGGTATTGTCCATTATGAATCCATCTGTATTTCTTCTCTAACATTCCCTTTGTAGAGAGAACAGAAGGCTTAATATATTGATATTGAGCGCCCTGTGTATCGCCTCTTACGTGGGGTGAGTTCATGACAGGCTGAGGACTAGCATATGTTCCACAGCAACCGCCACTGCCTCTGGGGAATTGGCCATAAAAAGGAGTTCCTTGCTTGGAGAATGCACTACTTTTTCCGATATAGCCAACATTTCTGGTCCCACCGTTGAGAGAAAATCCGACAACTCCAGGTGTAGTAAGTGAAAATTCAGTAGATTTGCCAAAGGGGCCTTGTGATAACCAGATTCCTCCAGGTGTTTTGGCTGATCTTTTAGAACCATAATTAATAACTCCCTTCTTTTTGAATGCTTGAATTGACATATATATCATATTTGGAGATAAAAAAACAAATCAAATAATCAATGCGCTTCTTCTCTCACAATCTGATTCAACCAATTTCAAAATCAGCCAATATAACTTTGTTTGTGATATTGGTTTTAATAATAAAGCAGCATCAGAGTTTCCTAGTTTTTCCCCAACTAAGCAATAAATCGCCAAAGCACCTAAACTATAATAAAAACATTTGTGAGAGACTTTTGCTGGAATGGACTGAAGTTCCAAAATTTCTGGTGAATAAAAACCTTGTTCAGCTGTGCGATTAAAAGGTGAAAAAAACATTAATTGTCCATTGCGACTCTCCCTAATAATATCTGGATTAGTGCATATAAAAATAGATTTATCAATAACAATAATATCGTCCAAGTGAATACAATAAAAACCGTGGCCTTGTTTATCAAGAAACATGTGTTGTTTATATAAATCGCAAATTATCTTAAAAGTCATATAGTAGTCAACTAGTCCCTTTTTATAATAATAAGATAATGGTTTTACCAAAGTGGAAAAAAAATTAATAGAAACTGGTTCCTTATTAGCTGAAATAATATACGAGCCAGGTAATCGCTCATTTAAAACATTAAATATGGAGTAAAAAAATGGTGTATTACTTTTTAAATCTGTAAGTAAAACCTGATATGTATTTTCGGATATTTTTTTCATTATTATGTTTTAAAAATAAAAAAAGACGGATTATTAAACGTGATGAAAAAAGTGTGGTTATAACCACGCTCTTTTCTTTTTTTATTTTGTTTTTTAGTTTTTTCTCTCTACTTACCTTTTACCTGGTTGAATTTTTCTCAGACCTCGCCAGTCTCCTTGAGTTGCGGCTTGAAAACCACGCGCCTCTTGGGCTTGGGCAACTCGGCAGCGCTTCCGTAGTCAACCTTGGTCCACGCACCGCCGTCATCCACAGGAGAAGCATCCGCAGGAGGAGGGTCTCTGGGAGACTGAGGAAGGAACTCGCGAGGAACGAGGTCTGCAACCGCCGTCCCCTTGGGAGCATCGCCGCGGTGGTTCTTAGGAGCGAACTTGCGACCACTGGCGTTGTGGTGTCTGCGGTGCTGCGCAGACCCCTCGTCGGTTTCATCCACAATGCGAGGACGAGAAACAGGGGGGCGAGAAGCCGGAGGGTGAGAAGAACCAGGAGCGCGAGCCGTGGAGCGGTTGGCACTAATCTTCCAGAACCAAGGATCGTCGTAGATGACCTTGATCTCCTTGCCACCGAGGACACGCCCCCTAGCACGAACCGCCTCGTCGGACGTAGACCACTGCTTGAAGTGGATGAAGACGCGCTGGAACTTGTCGCCGTTCTCGCTGGTCCTGGGAACCATGTCAATGTGGTCAATCTCGCCGAGGTCAAGGGACTTGAACACGTAGGCCACGCGTTCCTTGGTGATATTCTGGAAGACTCTCGGAATGCACAGGCTGGGCACGCTTGCAGGGAGAAGAGTCATGTCAATTGAAGAAGCCATTTTGTTGTGAGTTTAATCTCTGAACTGAGCAGTTTTTACAGTAAGCTTATTAAGCCAAAAGTATTTCAATTTTTTTTTGCACCGCCAAAAACATTGGTCACCCAAAAAAAATTTTCACATAAAAAAAATAAAAAATTGAACCATAAAAAAAAAGAATCAACTATTTTAACAAGTTATTATAAGAATGATCCCAATTTCAAAAACAAGATCCGGTAAATCGTATGGCCTAAAATGTGAAAAAATAAATTCAAAAAGATGCTGTTCTTATTGCAAGAAACCAGGCCATAATATATCCAAATGCAAAGACCCAAACTTAATTGATCTAGAAAAAAAAGCCAGAGATGCGTCAATTTTTGGAGACTGTATAGTGGATGGCACAAGTAAATTTTTGAAAGTGTGGTTGAAGACATTAACAAATATAGAACTTAGAGCGCTGGGCTATAAATTCTATTCAATGGAAAAATTCAAATTGAGATATAACAGCGAGAAAGAAACATATATTAATAATTTAGCGTCAGAATTTAGTTGGGAAGAATTGCCATGGCCATTACCGGAAAAATTAAATAATATTTCAGAAGAAACTTTCTGCGAGTTTAATGAACTCTTGATAGCAAACACACACGAAACTTGGCATGAATATTATAAAGAGCTTGTTACTATACACAGACCGACTGCTAGAAGGTTTGACATAGAAGCAAAGATCAACCGCACAAAAAAATCCAAGGGCAAAAGCTGTCCGATTTGTCTGAGTGATAAAATAAAGTGCAAGAATATAGTTACAACAAATTGCAATCATGAATATTGTGGTGATTGTTTTGCAGATTATCTGCAATCGGTAAAAGCGGACCTAAATAAAACTCCAAAGTGCGCTTGTTGCAGAGAGAAAATTACAACAATAGACGTTAAAGACAAAGCGTTGCAAAAAACATATAAAAAAGAATTTTGCAGAGCTCCATTAAAACGCGCAGAAGAGCCAATTTTGACACCGAGTGTAACATATATGACTCCTTCTCAACTTCCAAACCAAAACCAAAACCAAAACCAAAATTTAAACCTGCTCGTGTCAGTAGTTTACCATTTCATACAATTTATTCCGGCATAAAAAATCAAGAAGTAGAAAAAACATTACAAGGTAATCTAACAACATGAATGTTATCGTAACAATATTGTTCTATTTGGAGAGAATAATAAGAACCGTATAGTGGAATATCGTATTCTTTGTCAACCGCAATCAACTTTGCGGAAGAGTATTTTGACTTTTTTTCTCCGGCGTCATCAAAGTAAAATGCGTATTTAATTAGGATTTCAATATCCACATCATGAATATTCATAGTTTTTTTGACGACAATTTGTTCATCTGTTTGTTCATTAATAGAAGAATCGCAGAAACACATATTTTTCTCCTTTAAGTTATGACCCCAACCCAATAATACAGGGAAGTGGTCATCATCGCCATAGCTAAAAACAATTCTATGTTTAGACGTCATTGTTGATAAAATGTATAATTCTAATTAAATAGAAGCTTCAAAGCCATTTAAATAAATAAATCGCAAAACAACTTAAAGAAACGCCCCCAAATACTTATTGTGGGGCTCCTATCCGGCTTTAGCTCAGTTGGTAGAGCAGTTGACTGTAGTGGTTAAAATATGATATCAGCTTGTCGCTGGTTCGATTCCAGCAAGCCGGAACCAAAACCCCCACCTGAAAATATTATTTGATAAATTCTCTATCAAATAATACCTAGTTTTTATTTTGGCTCAACCTTTACCAAAGGTTGATTAGATGTCATAAACCATCTCAACCTCCAATGTGAATGAAAAATCCATGCAATTTATGTCCACGACTTGGCCAAACTTATTCAACAGCTTCATGGCTAATTTTTTGATATCAACCGGACCATAATATTGTCTATGCGGTGATAAAACTTTATTAACTCCATCAAACAATATTTGAAAATTATTATTGGAATATGGAATTTTGGCTAAAATATTTTTATCAAGATAGCTGTCATATAATTGAACGACGACATTAGATGAATTATAAAAGTTATAATCATTCAATGAAAAAAGCATATATTCTAATGGAACCGCAGAAAACACCCCTTCAGACTCATAAGAAGAATAATTGCTATATAACTTGTGACGATAACCTAGAATCCATCCAAGGCTCTGTTGAAATTTTAATGATTTACAAATATCGCTATCCGGATTATACAAGGACAATTCAAAATCGTAACCCAAGTTATGACTAATAGTAGTTCTTTTAGATATGGGGTCAATTAAAACTCTAAAATCAGTAACTCCGAGTGTAGCATTAATAGTATTTTCTAATGTTAACCGAAGAATGGTCGCGTCATAGCATCCTTCAGGAATAAAAATATTTCCAGATATATCAGTTGCAGGAACCCAAATATAAAGCCAGTTAGACATCACTGCGCTAGAAATAAGATAAATACTTTCCGGTAATTCAACTGACAAAAGACGTATTCCCACAACATTTTTCAAAGTATATGTCAATGAAAACAAACAGTCGGTTGAAGAAGTGCTATTAGCATCGCGAAATAATGTGTTCATAGCCAGAGTCATTGTGCGAGTTCTTCTGCGCAAACGATTCAATGAACCAGGAGCAGTATCAGTAGCAAATGTGTTCATGGGATCAATATGATTCATGAGAGAATCTTGGGGTTTTTCAATAACAAAACTGGAACCATCGCCGGATGCAAGTGGACTTCTTTTCAAATTCTGTAACAAAATTCGTTTGGCTTCGTCAAGAAATATGAATAATTTATTTTGGAAGACTTTGTCCGCAACAGTTCCTAATAATTTTTCTCTAATAACAACTTCTTTGGAAGCTATATCACGCTCAGAATAGTTCTTAGCTAAATTAAAAAATCCTTCTAAATCTTCATTATTGTAATGATCAATGTCAAGGTCAATTGCAGAGTAACTCATGTAATATAATAAGCTTATTATATGAATAGATTAATAAATTAAGAATTATACTCAACAGCATCATCCATTTTTCCACAACATCCAAGTGGGTTAGAATTTGCGATGCGACGCATAACAGTGGGTCTAGTGACACGTTTATCAAATTCTTTAAATGGGTCCATTAATTCTTTTATAAAAGTATTTAAAGAATCAGGCTTCTTCAATTTAATATTATAACCAAATGCATTAAAAAATAAGGACCAACACCACTTACTTTTCATTATTTGCGCGTTTTCTATCTCTTGATGAAACATCTGGTCTATCACTGAAAATGCAGATTTTAATAACAACACATCTCTCGTAACATTTTTTTTATCGTCAAAAAGCTCTGCCAAAACCCCTCTACGGTTTGTTATATCCGCCGCATTTTTATCTTTTGATTCTTCTGTTAAAACTGATAACATTGCTCTATTATATCTTATTTCATTCTTTACATTCTTCAAGTTTGTTATCTTTTTTCTCTTATAATCATATATCCTTTTTATAATTGAAAACACGTTCGTATTATAGATAATCGGAAACCATAAACGAATAATATTCGGTATCAAAAATTGATTTGTTTCTTTTATTTCTGCAATCTTCTTCTCAACGTCCTCCAACTTTTTCATCAATTCAACCTCCAAATTTATCTTGGATTTATTTGCAAGTTGTTTTTTTCTCTCGTCTTTCATTGCCATTTTTATTAATTTTAATTCCTTTAATTTATTTTCTTGCATTTTAAGATTCGCCTCACCATCTGCATCTAAAACTCTTTGAGCATTAGAAAGTCGCTCATCTGCGTCTTTACGACGATTGAGAAGGTCAAGTTCACTACTTGATTCCATATTTGATGGATATCTTCCATTATTATTAATTATCTGATTGCTATATTGCAATTGTGATGAATGTATTTGCATTTTTAATGTCTCTATTTCTGATTTTACCGAATCAATCTTCTTATCTAATTCCATATCAGCCTCGGTTTTTTGAACTTCCGCCTCTGTATTATTAAAATCTCTGAAAAGCAAAACTGATCCAGAAGTAAACTCCACAGACGATTGTAATTTATCATATTGATGCGCTGATATTTTATGAGCCTCTGATGCCGCATCTAGTTTAAAATAATTCACAAGTGCTAATAAAAATGCAATAAACGCATTAATACCTGATAATAAAAAAGAACCCCAGCTCATGTTTTGAACAACTGCTGCAACAACGGTCGCCGCGGTTGATAGTAAAATTGCAGGCATCATTAATAAATTCAATTTACTCTCGCAGAAATTTTTAGATTCCATATAAATAATTTTATGACCTTTTAAATAGCACGCCAAAATATCAAACGCCGAAGAATATTTTTCATTCATATTCGTATAATATTTATCAATGCTTTTTTCAACCTCTATGTATTTTAATTTTTTATAATACACCACCTTATTCCCAACCTGGACAAAATGAAGACCTTTCTTTTTAGTTGACCGCCTTCCGCCATCCGATTCATATCCACTAATATTATCACCATCTTCAATCTCTTCAAGTTCCTCAAAACTTTCAGTATCGCTTAAATCGCTGTTGCTATCTCCATAATTATTTTCATCGTTGCTATGAAAACTTTCCCTTACATTTTTTTCCTTTTTATTTTTTCTATTAAATGTTTCATTACGTCTTAAAAACCCTCTATTTAACGTTATTGGTTTTGCCACAACACCGGTTTCAATGTCGTCTCCAATAATTTCATTAACATCCGTGATATCTAAGTCTATTCCCAAATTGGAAGGCTCTTCTGCCATGTTATTATTTATATTATTTATTATTTTATTTAAATATTACGTTAATTTATATAATGCCATCAAAAACCAGAAGAAATGTCCCTTGGAAGGGTTGGAAGTCGGAAAACCCTGGCGCACGCCAAAGAACTGTTATGATGCAGAAATGCGGTAAAAAATGCTTTTTAGGGCCCAAGAAATCATATCCTATTTGCAAAAAAAATACATGCAATGTTAGTAAAAAGGGTGTTTACGCGGCTTATGTTAGATCGCGCCAATACCACAAAAGAAATATCTCTCAAAAAGCAAAAAAATTGATTTAGATTATAACATAAAAAGATTATTATAATCTAACATTATTTCAACGCACAAATGCATGAAGACGAGTGGGGACATTTCGTAGATTTAGAAATGAACCAAAAAGAAACAGAAAAAAAAACAGAAAAAGAAACAGAAAAAAAAGAATTTCAACCAAAAAAAACTCAGGAAGTTAAAATATCCAAAAATTTTACTGTTATTTATGAAGAAGATATTTGGTACAATAGAGACGAAACTTATGACAGCGACTATAACGAAGAACCTATAAAAGAAGAACCTAGAAAAGAAAAACCTAGAAAAGAAGAACCTATAAAAGAAGAACCTATAAAAGAAGAACTCAGAAAAGAAAAAACAGCGGAATATATAAATAAAGTCGCAACACTTCTTTACTGTGTTATTTGCGCATCATTCATTTCGTGTAGCTTATTATTAATTTGAAAACCAAACGATAACAACTCCTGGCGCACCATTACCTCCGGTGTAAGGTGGAGCGCGACCATCGCCAGAACTTGCGCCACCACCACAACCATAATAAGTTGCACTTACACCATTTTCACCACCGCTACCAGAAGGAACACCGCCAGCTCCTCCTCCAGATAAACTACCTGGTTGTCCAGCCCTGTTTGAATCACCTCCCCCACCACCGCTAGAAAGAAGATAGTTAATCCCATAATTTGTTGTAACGGTGCTTCCATTTGAACCATTTGTGGCTTCAATTAATGGCGTATCATTATATCCATTTCCACCATTACCGCCACCAGAACCAGCAACTCCACCCAATCCCTGTGATCCGTTATTACCAACAGCCCCCCCACCTCCACCACCAGCAGTAATATTTATAACAGAAATAGAAGTGGTTGTTCCAGAGCCACCACTTGCATTACTTGCACCTGAACCACCAGTCCCAATAGTTATAGTGTAAGTAATATTTAATGAAACAGATTGACTATTTGTTCCAATATATGCAACTGCACCGCCACCGCCTCCACCACCGCCACCATTTCCATTTAAATCACCGCCGGCTCCAGCACCTCCACCTCCAACTACAATATAACCAATATTTTTATTTACATTTTGAAACTGAAAGCTTCCAGAAGTTGTAAAGGTCAAAACTGTAAAACCATTAGTTATAGTTATAGTAGGACTTCCTGTAACAGTATACGAAAAACGAGGAGTATTATTATAAGCACAAACCTCGTTACACAACCCTTCCTGTAAAATATTCTCGGTAAAACAAGTGGCAACACAACAATCTTTCAAAGAAGACGCTGTTGTTACAACAGGCTTTGAAATAACACGATAATCCTCGTAATTATCGTAACCGCAAGGCGCATTACCAAACAATGAACCACATGGGTCAATCTTATATTTCCAATAAAAAGGTGTAGTTGCGTTTTTTGGATAAATATTAGCAGCCATAATATTTGTTGACACTAGAACACATGGTGGACCTTCATTAAAAGATGCATCAGTGACAACATTCACACCCCATGTTACCCCATCAATCGTGCCACCAAGTTTTTCATTTGTATATAAACCAGACACCAAATCAGACGGATTAAATGAAGTCAAACTTGGGCAAGATGCGCACGTTTCATTGCGAATCACTTTTGCGCGTTGAAACAACAAATAATTATTTTGGCTGCCGAGAACTCCTGCAAAATTGAATCCGTTAAAATTATGTCTGTATAACAATTTGGCTTTTTTATTTCTAGTATAATTTCCAGAGTCATCGGTATTAAATGTGTTCCCAAAAGTGGGTTTTCCGGAATTATAGAATGTTGGATTTGAAAAAGACTTTGCCATTTGTATATAATTAAACAAGTTAAAAAAATTGACTCAATAAATGCCAAAAATAAATAAAGTAACTAAAAGAATCATGAGCCGAAGAATCTTATTTTGCCTTCCTAGATTATGCACATCTACAATTGATGCTGTGGCGCCTCCACCACCAAATTCAAACTCATACTCTGATTTATACGAGTCCGACGATGAAACTGTTGCCGGTGTAGATGTTAAAAAGTTACCTCCACCCCCTCCAAGGTATGATTTGAAAAATACAATTCCATTTGTCCCACCAATTGCCGAAGGCTATGTGATTAAAGTATACGATGGAGACACCATTACCATTGCATCCAAACTCCCTCATCCAAATTCTCCTGTATATCGGTTCCATGTGCGGCTTAATGGAATTGACTCGCCTGAAATTAAGGGCAAAACAGAGGATGAAAAGAGTGCCGCGCACAAAGCCCAAAAAGCTCTACAAGATTTAATCTTACACAAGACTGTAACATTAAAGAATTTGCAAACGGAAAAATACGGCAGAATTCTTGCCGATGTTTATCTCAAGAAAATCTGTCTAAATCAATGGATGTTGGAAAACAACTATGCGGTTCCATATGACGGCGGAACCAAGAACGCCCCAGATTCTTGGACTGAATATATCAAAACCGGCCGCAAATCAATTGGTAAAAACAAAACAATTTTAGATGTCGTAGACAGAAGTGAATGTTAAACAAAAGCTGTAATCCATATTGTTCATTTCAATAACGCGACCATATTCATCTAATAATTGTATTTTTAATTTTTGTATGTCAACAGGACCAAAATATTGACGAGGTGTAGTAATCAATGATAAATTATTCTGCGCGATGCTTCCAAAATTGTTTGGTTGAAATGAAATGCGCGCTAAAATATTTTTATTTAATATGGATGCATTGAATGCGCTGTAAAACCCATTAGTAACATTATTGTTATAGTCGTCCACGACTAGATACAAATATCTTTGACCAGCTAAACTTACAATTCCTTCTCCAACGTAATTATTGTTACCTGAATAACTTCCGTTTCTAAAGCCAAGCAACCATCCAAGCTTCAATGGAAGTGGATTGATCGTGTCAGTATTGCCGTAAATATCACTATTAAATGTTAATGTAAACCCACCAGTTCCTACAGCAGACCCAATAACTAGTTGACCACTACCATTTCCAGACGCATCTATGTTATAAATAAATTGTATGCCAGAAATAGCTGTTCCAATAACAAAATTTGTCAAATAAGCAACAATACCAGCAGGCGTATAGTTTCCATCAGGAACTGTAATAACAAACGGCGCGCCAGGTGTAGAATCCAAAGTAATAGAGAAAAAGTTGTTTCCCATTTGCTTTGAAATATTATAATAGGTAAATGGCATTTCAAATGCTGAAAGCTGAACTTGCATTACATCAGAAAATTTAATGGGTAAATCAAAATGAAAGTTAGAAGAAGCGGAACCATAATAATTGTCGCGGAAACGAGTATCAATGTTTAAATTTTGACGAGTGGTCTTCTTTTTGAGCGGATTGATGACACCAGGATAATATTCACTGGGATAAGAGTTTCCAAAGGAAGATTTGGGTTTATCAATAATGAATGTTTCACCAGCGTCAATTACAGGAGTAGATTGCAAATTATGGTTCACATTATACGCATTACCGAGTGTTTCAAGAAAGTGAGATGAATTTAATCCAGATAGGAGCATTTTTTTTGCCTCTTCTAAGAAAATTGCTGTTTTTTTGCGTATGGATTCGTCGACAGATGCATCCGACGTTATATTATTTCTTAATTGAGTGCATTTTGACTCAACCATTAGTGCATCGTATTTTCCAGGAGGTAAAGCAAAGATTTCTTCTAACTCTTCCTTTTTATAATTGCCAATATTCAAATCAAAGTTGTTCATATATAATATAAAAATAATATAATACCAACTTTTTAAACCAAAGCAATACAAAAACAGAAATAAAAAAGATTTATTTAATTAAAATTACAAAACAAACTATCATCTAAAACTATCTAATTTTTCTTTTTTTCATTTATTTTTTTCTTTCCGTTTCTTGTTCAGTTGTTACCGCAAAGATCGGCCGAAGTCTTCATACGATCGCTTCCATCGCTCCCAACGCTCATATCATCGTTGCTCTCCTCTGGATAAATTGCCGGAAATTTAGAATCATCTTCCTCCTGCCAACGAGGGCCGACGAGAGACTTCACCATTTCGTTCATATCCACGTCATAGGAATCGCTGCTGGGGCTGCGCGTCCACAATGCGCGATGAGCCAAACGCCCATACTCAAATGTATCAAGTTGGTTCTGTCTGTAACTCGTTATGATTTCATCTTTCTCCGAAATCTTGGCCTCAAGTTCAGCGATCTTTGCCTCGTGTTGGGTAAGTTTTTCAGCAATCTGATGGATGTTCATGGACGTTGCAGGGATCTTTGGACACGTCATCTCTCTCAAAATAAAGTATTCGTGGTCGTTGAACCAAAACTTGCAACTGCCGTGCGCTGAAATCTCGTGCAAAAGTCTATCCACTATGTGATTGTCGTAGAAGTCTACAAAGTGCACAAATGCACACCATACTCCGGACGAGTTTTCAAAGAAATCCACTCGGTCAACTACACCGACAATATGGACCTGGAACGCAGTCGCAATGTCACGTTCGGACATACTTCCAATTGCAGGAATGTAAAAGGAATATTCAGACATCTTGTATCTAATTACTGTAATGATAAATTTAACTTATTTTTGAAAAAGCATTTCAATTTTTTTTGAAACAGTAAAACAAGACAAAAAAGAAATAAAAAAAAAGAAAATTAAAAAAACAAAAAGACAAAAATATACAAATATACAGGATTTTTATTTTTTTTATTTTTCTACCTTACTCCTCGTCCATCTCAATAAGCGCCGGCATGTCGTCGTAGTCACCATTATCCTGCTCCAAAACCAACACGCGTTCCTCCAGCTCCGCAATGCGCTGCCAAGAGGACTCCTCAAGCTCCTCAAGACGCTTCTCAGTCTCGGCGAGCTTCTTCTCCAGGATGGCCGCGTAGTCGGACGAAACGAGCGTGGTCTCCTCGGCCTTGGGCGCCTTGGCACCGGTGTTCTCAAGCACGATCCAGAACCAAGGCTCGTCGTAGACAAGCCTGGCCTCCTTCTCAGGGTTCGTCACGCGCTCCTGGAAGTTCTCCGCGGTGGAGTTGTCGTACCAGTAGGCAAAGTGAATGTAAGCTGCGTTGTAACTCCTGCCATTCTTGTCCGTCTTGGGAATAAAGTCCACATGATGGACCTCGCCCAAGTGAAGCTGGGAGAACAACAGGGATACACGCATCTCCGTGATATTCGGAAACATATAGGGCACAAAGAGGCTAAGTTGCTGATTGATGGAAGACATGGTTGAAACACCGAATCACTGGGAAAGTATACAGTCCACATCTGACCAAAAAGTATTTCAATTTTTTTTTGACCTCCCATAAATCCATGTTCACCCAAAATTTTTTAACTATTGACTTCATCTACCCCCTAACTTCGTCCATAAGCATAATAGCCATAGCGGCATAATTATGTAAATCAATTAATGTGTCTCTTAGTGACTCATTATTTACTAACACGACACCATTTTTTGACACACTAGACAACCTCTGAATTTTATCACCCATCCTAACAATGACACCAACCGGACCATAGTTTGCAAAAGCATCGCCATAATCAGCATTTTTTCGCTTGAAAAGCTCAAGCCCTTCTTTCTGAACTGTTTCCATTTGTTCTACGCGATTCATAATAATAAATATAAAACCATGATTTTATATTTATTTTTTATTATTTCTTATTTTTATTTTTTGTTACAAACGTTTACGACTGGCTAAATAACCTGCGGCAGATGTGCCAATCTTTCCATAACCAGTGTGAGGTTTGTAAACATAAGCATGATTATATGTGTAGCATAAAGTATTATTACAATTATTCACTCTAATTGGACTGGTTTGGAAAATTGGTGTAAATGACATAAAGAAATTTGCGCGACCAACTGGTGGAACTCCTACTGAACTCATTTATATTATGACTATATTTTAAACTATTTCACAATCATGAAAATAATTTAAAAATCAAATAAATATTCTGACTTACTTTCCGCAAGAACTGCAGCCAGGTTTTGAATTGACCACTTGGGAAATCATGGCACCAAATCTATTACCACGAAATCCTCTAAATGGACCTTGACTTTGATTTGCTACAGCATTAAAGTTATTTTGCGCAGCGTAGTATTGGTATTGCGCATAAGAATTTTGAACAGGATTCATCAAGTTGAAACGAATAGGAGGAGGAGCCATTTTTATGTATTATAGTAAGATAAAAATTTCTGGAATTGAATAGGCAACAAATTTCGGATTGCATAAATTATATTAAAAACCGAATTAGTGCCAAGAAATTTATTTACTAGATAACAATCTTTTACAATTGTTGGGTCACCTGAGGTAACTAATCCACCTATAGTGGATATAGCTAAACTATCCGACAACCCTTGTCCGCAATTGCATGGGAAATAAACCAACAATTTATCAGATGTTGTTGATGTAGTTTTTCCGTCGTCAAATACAACAGTATATACATCATTCACAATTGCTGATACAACTGCACGCGCATAGTATCCTTGTAAATTTAATGCATACACAACATTTCCTACTTGAAATCTAAAGTTGCTATTTAAAAGAACAGGGTCAAACAAAATGTTATATAATTTTGCGTTGCTAGAGTTATAACTAGCGTTAGAGTTGTCGCTGCTAATTGGGCAATTACAGTTATCTCCGACAATGCTGGTCTTCATTGTCTTGCCGCCATAAATAGGGAAAGCCGGATTAAATGGTAATTGTGTTCCAAAATTGGGAGGAACCACGCCGCGACGAGCCGGTCCTTTGCCTTTTAATCTATTTAAATAGCGATCATATGAATTGTGTTTAATGTCAACTCCGGCTCCTCCAGGGCATCCGGCACCAGGCCTGCATCTAGTAATCGTATGCTTTGTGCTGCTTCCATGATAAAAACTTCCGCCGGTTACAAGATTGGGCTGAACGTGGCGAACCGCTCTGTCACTCATTTGATTCCAGTTAACACCATATTTAGGATCTGGGCGCTGATATGTAGTTAAAGCTCCTAAATCGTGAACATAGAGAGAAGCAGGAACTCGCACAGTATTTTGAATAATCTTTAATTTAATATATTGGGAAGCAGGGTCTACATTACATAAACTAGTGTTGCAACTAAAAGCTCTGCATATTGTCGCTGGTTGGTTTTTAGTTGAATTTGTATTCTGAGACATTATATAAAATAGGGTAATATTATTTTTATTCTTTTTAAAATTGAAAAATTTAAAGCCGAACAATATCATTCAAACTAAGAGTAAATGCAATCAGAAACATCAATGCAAAGACAAACACAGCCACATTCTTGCAATTGTTGTGGCAAAACATATACGAGAAAATCGTCTCACACAAAACACGTCATTTTATGCGAAGTTCTATACAAAACAAAGAGAGAAAAAAAGTGCGAGGAAGAGGAAACGACTGATATACCAAGCACAAAGCAGTTGTATAATATTATTCAAGAGCTTGCGATAAAGTATCAAGCCATGGAGCAAAAAATGAATGATATGCAAAAATGGGTGGAGACAAAGAAGAGAAAATTGAATGTAATTCAGTGGTTAAATGTAAACATCCTTATTGACTCAACAACAGGAATAATAATCCAAAATTGGATTCAAACTATTCAAGTAAACGAAGAGCATATTGAGGTTCTGATAGAAGGTAATATGTTTCAAACCTTGTCGGCTATTTTGAGAGATCATCTGAAAAAAGATAAAAAGGCATCCAAATCAACACCATTATATTGTTTGACGCAAAAGGCAAATTTGTTTTATTGTTATAACGATGAAACCGCAAAATGGTCGCACTTTACCTCAGAAGAGTTCATTATTATGTTGAAACGGATGCACGCAAAAATAGTAAAAGCACTTTGCGATTGGCATGATAAAAACATATCCAGAATAAATGGCAGCGATAAAATGGAAATATTGTATAATCAAACAATGATTAAACTGATGAGTGCAAATTTTACTCACGACGCACAAATCGTGAGTAAAATTAGAAATGATTTATATCAACAGCTGAAAACAGATATGAAAAATGTTATTGAATATGAGTTTGAGTTTTAGATTATTATTGGATTTATGACAATAGTATTATTTATTATCCTTTATTTTTATCAGTTTCACCAAGTCTTTGAGGGTTTCCTCGTTTCCAAGAAAATCCACTGCTAATTTCATCTTCACTACCATTACTATTTATGCGCGAAAGTTTTTGACTAACTGGACTTAAACGAACTGGTGGACTTAAACGAACTGGTGGACTGAAACGAGAAGAAGGCACAGTTGAACTAGATTGTTCAAAAGGCACACTTTTAGACGCTTCACCTAATTCAACTGCACTTTGTTCACTTGAAAATGATTGTAAAACACCCATATCAATACCTGGGCACTTACTTTTAATGTGTGCAATAATTCTAGTTTTTAATTTAGAATAACTTTTTGTGGCGTTCTTATAATCTTTCTCAAGGGAACTTAAATAAAGACTTGCTTGATGAACAATAGTTCCGCACCCATAATTTGCTGTTATAAAATCATCAACATATTTTTGAATTTTGTCTTCTCGTTTTTGCCTTTTTTGTTCTTCTAATTGTCTTTTTTGTTCTTCTAATTGTCTTTTTTGTTCTTCTAATTGTCTTTTTTGTTCTTCTTCTGCTTCAATAGCAACAGCTTCAGCATCGTCAACAACAGCAGGAGGAGTAACAATAGGAGGAGTAATAACAGGAGGAGTGGCAGCGGTAGCTATTGAAGCAGTGGAAGCACCGGTAGAAGGAACAGGAGTAAAAGCATCAGATTTCTTTTTATTACCTTTACCTTTACCTTTCTTAAGTAAAAAGTAAGCGAACAAACCAACACCACCAATAACACCAACAACAGCGGCAACATCACCGGAAGCTCCGAATCCAAGGACACCGTTAGAACTAGAAATAGGTTGAGGAAGACCTAAGGGTTTCAAAGAACTTCCGTTACCAGGTAAAAAGAGTTGAGAAGAACTTTTGTTACCAGGTAAAAAGGGTTTCAAAGAACTTTCGTTACCAGGTAAAAAGAGTTGAGAAGAACTTGAGTTTGACTGTGGGACTGGTTTCAAAGAACCTGGGTCGCCAAGAAAACTTTCATTTGGAAACGGTTGTGGATTTTTATATATTTCATCAGAATTGTCTAGGGTGGGCTCTTCTGTTTGTGGTTTTAATTCTGGTTCTTCTGGTGCTGCTTCTTGTTCTGTTGTTGGTGTTGTTGCTGGTTCTGTTGTTACTCCTGGCGCTGCTGGTTCTGCTGTTGCTGCTGGTTCTGTTGCTGTTGTTGTTGTTCCTGGCGCTGCTGGTTCTGCTGTTGCTGCTGGTTCTGTTGCTGTTGTTGTTGTTCCTGGCGCTGCTGGTTCTCCTTCTGTTGTTTCTGCTGCTGCTGGTGTTCCTTTAGTCCAAGCTTTTCTCACTTTATCAGCATTATAAACAAGACCAGCAGTACCAGCAGCACCAACAGCAAGACCAAGTGCGCGACCAGTGGTGGACCAAGTAGACGTTTCCTGCATTGGTTTTGCTAATTCCCCAACTGTTTCTGTAGTAGCGCTTTCAGGCACAGTTGCAGAATATATATCCTGTTTATTAGTCACTAAATTTACCAAAATTTCAGGGGTCATTTGCTGAACGTTAGCTTTGCCATTTGGAATAAACATTCTAGGAAAACCACCTGAAGGGGCAGCCGCATCGTCTCCACAAAACCAAGTTAAAAAAACTCCAGTTAGAAACATAGATGTATCAAATTCATAGTATTTGTGAAGCAACTCATATTTTTTAATATTTTTTAATATTTCTTTCCCAGCTGCTTCAATAGTGTCGTCGTTGCACGGTTTATTTCCAAGCGCCTTTTTTATTTCATTGCGAAAATCAACATAAATTTGGTTTGCAGCAGCAGCAGCAGGATCAACAGGAGCAACAGGAGGAGGAGCAACAACAACATCAGGAACCAGTCTTTCCAATTCTTCGTCTGTTATTGGAATTTTGTCTTTATAAAACAACGCCAATGATGCAACATCTGGAGGGGAGTCTATTTTTCTGTAAACATAATTAGAAAACTGCGTATCTTTTCCACTGATCTTTAATGCCGGACAAACAAATGAATAACCATTAGTTTTTAAAGTTATATATTTTTGATTTAAAAGATCTCTTGCAACTGCATCAATTCTATCTTTGCTTCCTGGGTTTTTATTTCGTATATCTGTAATAAATTCCATTTTAATTTCGTTTGCTGTTTTTGCGCCACCCTTTTGAATTATTTTTTTTGGTTTATTAAATCTATCAAACAAAAAGCTTACAAATGAGTCATAGAATTTTCTCGTTTTTGTCCCTAAATTAATTTTATTTTTTTTTGATTTCATATATGTATGTATTATATTGACAAAATATTATAATACATATTCACCCATCTAAACAATAGGGAAAGAAGGCTGCATGGCAATGCCGCAAATTCCGGCGTCGTTTACACTCTCACTGCGCTCAATTTTAATATAGCCATCATCACCCCATGAGGCGCCCCATGAATTTTTCACCAACCAATACTTGATTCCGTCCTCTTCGCCATAACCAACAATTAAAACACCGTGGTCCAAAGTGGTTCCGCATGAATCGCTTGTAATAACACCGCTCTTATAAGACTGGAAAAGCTTTGTCTCAGCGTCCAATGCAATGCTAACAGGTCCAACAAGAGCGACCGCCTCCTTCAACGCAACTTGGTTGTTAGGAGGAACGTCGGCGCACGCATTAATGGTAACAACTGGTTTGCAGCTTTGGCATGAACCTCCACTCTGTGTAACGCCGCTTGTGTAAGGATAGGACTCCTCAGAGCACATTCCAGTGTCAATTGCATATTGAAATGCGTTGTCCATTAATCCGCCTTTGCAACCAAGATTTCCATATTTCTTTGAGCAATCAACAAGTTGCTGCTCAGAAATGCTAACCATATCAGTTGTTTTAATGGCCCAAGCGCCCTCCATGGCACCGCTGGCAGAGAAAGACCAGCATGATCCGCATTGGCCCTGGTTTTTTACAGGAGTCACAGCACCGTGCTCTCGCCAATCCCAAGCGTCAGGGACAGACTTTCCACTTGGCACATAAGTCTTGCAGCTAGCTTTTCCTAACAAAAGACCGCTTCCGTAATCCGCCTTAAATTCCTCTGGCGTCAAATCAGTAAACTGGTTGACACCCATAGTGAAATTCTTGTGAGACGCCGAGTTATGCTCAAAAATAACCTTCACGTTCTCTCTGAAGATATCAAAACGCTTCTCCAATGCCTCCAAAGATTCATACTTCTTCTCAAACTTTTTGAGAAATCCGGTAAACTCGGACCATTCGTCGCGACGATTTAAAACATCCGCAGAAGAAATTAGTGATGCACCAAATGCAACAATAATAAAAAGATTCTTAACCAGCATCATCCTTTATATATGTTCACAAAATGTTTTTAATACAATTTTGGATACATTGGTTTTATATATTTACGCAAAATACTTTGTCATAAATTCGCTGGGAGTCATGATGGGAATTCCCAACTTTCTTGCCTCTGCAGCTTTTCCAGTATCTTCATCCGCGCTCTTTGCAATTACTGCTACAGTATTTTTGCTAACTGATGAACCTAGATTTGCTCCGACTTTTTTCAAAGCCTCTGTAACAGTTGCATCACGAATTCCTGTCATAACAACCGACTTTTTATACAACGGATGACTTGTATCTGCAACAACAGCAACTTCGCCAACAAGCTTACCTTGCAGACCACATTCATTGATGAATTTTACAAAGTCTGAAATCTTTTCAACAAAAGCCTCAGCAGTTTTTGACGCCATTCCTTTCACCTTTGCAATTTTCTTCACCTTATCAGCATTAGAGTCTCCAGAAACAAGAATGTCAGGATAGGCTTCCAAAACAAGTTCAATGCGTTTTTCACTGAATCCTCTGCCAAATATATTGGAAGCGGACATCAACGTTATGAGTGATGCAGCGTCCAACTTATTTTTAATTCCATCCACAAATTTCTGCGCGAGTGTTTTGAATCCAGCCTTTTCAAAATCGGCCTTTGTCATGCGAATAATTGCAGGCACCGTATCAAACCCAGCGGCAATAATACGTGCGATATTTCCGCTACTCAAACCTTCCACTCCAATTCCTCTGAAGAATCCTGTGACATTTTTCTCTCTTACAGTTTCATCTGATCCAGCATCTTCCAACATAATATCTACGTGGGTATCATTCCATTTATATGGCACCGTGGGCATTTTTGCTTGTTCAGCAGGAGTAGTTACACTGCGAATGTGTGGAATAACATCGCCGCTTCTAATGATTTGAATAAGCGCGCCAACACCAATCTTATTCTGTTCAATAAATGATCCGTTGAACCCAGTCGCGTATTCAATCTTGACGCCGCCTAGTTGTATGGGTTCAATTTGCACACGAGGTTTCAAATATCCATCTTTGCTGGGAGTCCATAAAACATCAACCACCTTTGCCTCCGCAATTTGGTCTGATAAAACCATCTTGAATGCAAAAGAATGATCAGGATTACCGGTTTTTCTGCTGTAAACTTTATCATTTGTAACAATAACACCATCAATCTCATACAAATACTCTTTTCGCCACTTGACAAGAATCTCAGATAACAACTCATTCGTCAAATCAGCGGACATTGCTTCACGATTTAAAACCGTTTCAAAACCATGTTCCATTAAGGTCTGCATTTGCGCAGATGGTTTAAGTTCTGGAACAATGACTTCGTATGTAACAAAGTGTAAATCGTGAACCTTTTCATCAATAGTTTGGCGGTTCACAAGACCGGCAACAAGATTTCTAGGGTTGGCAAATTTATCCGAGTATTTATCATGGAACACTGCTTTTGGAATAACAAATTCTCCGCGAACCACAATTCCTGCTTTTCCAGATGTCTTGGGTAACTTCAAATAGGGGATCAAATGGCTCACGTCTTGGCCGACTTTTCCATTTCCGCGAGTGTATAATTTTTGTAGACCTCCTTCAGTTGAATACATTCCACTTACACCATCCAACTTACACGACAAAACGTATGGACCTGAGTATTTATGCTTCCATGCAGCAAGAGCTCCAGTGTCAGGTTTGATCTTATCCATTGAAGCCATCTCGTATGGCAAGGTTGCCTTATTCTTCTCAATGATTGGCGCACCGACTTCCAATAGAACGGCGCTAGTAGGAAATTTCTTCTCCAAGAATTCCTTCATAATATCGTATTCATTATCAGTCATAACAGGAGTCTTGTTAAAATGGAAAGCCTTGTTGGCTTCTGCGACCATAGAAGACAATTGCGGCTCAGAAAGCGCGTTTAATGCTCCGATTCCATTCTTTCGGAAGCTATTAATGAGTTGAATTGCTTCAGGATTTTCCTCTGCTACGGCGACTTGTTTTTCAAGGTCGTCGCCTTCATGCAGAAGGAGGACTTTTTTGAGCTTCTTTACAGTCTTTGTCTTCACGGATGTAGGTGGAGCATCATCTTCTAAAACAAGTTTCTTGGATTTCTTCAATGTTTTCGTCTTCACTGATGTAGGCTCAGCAAGAGAAACGTGCTCTAAAACAGGCGCAACTTGAATCTTTCCAAGGTCTTCTAGTAAGACCATAGATCTGCCGTCAACACGCTCATGAGGTTCCTTGTAAACCATTCCCAAAAAGTCAAAGATATCTTTCTCAGAATTGAACTTATGCGAGACTTTTTCCCCTTTTGTCGCCTTTTCGCCCTTCTTCTTTTCGGTCATTTTTGTCATCTCATGCTCATTTAACGAGTAGCCGAGGGCCAAAGCTCGGCCTCTCATCACAGTGTTGAAAATCTTACTCCCAGTAAAATATAACACTGAAAATGGATACTCTTCTGGGCTCGTATACAAGAAATCCACTCGTCTCGCAAATTCCGCTCCAGGTAACTTTGCAATGACGAGGCACTTGGTATTTCCTCTTGATAACACTTCCAAAATAATTTTTTGTTTAATCAATTCATCCACAAACTTTTTAAACACGTCACCGGTCTTTGACGTAATAATCATGTCAATATCACCAGAGCTCTTTGCGCCACGACGATAACTACCAACAATCTCAAAACGAGCCTCCGAACCTGGCCCAGCCACTTTATTAAAAACGTCTCTGAAAATCGCATCATATTGGTCTATCTCTTCGCGAGGAATTCTTTTTAGAATATCTTCATAATAATTCAGTCCAACCTTTTGAGTGTCATTCAGAACGCTATTTTGTCTCTCCCTCAACTGGTCAATCGTCGTAATTCCTTGGTCCACTAACTCCTTGGCCTTCTTGGGTCCGACACCATAGATTTCTCCCAAAATATTAACAGGATTCGCCTTTTCTCTCTCCAAAATGCGCAGGGTTCCAGTCTTCACATATTCATTCAACTTTTCCATAATTGTATCGCCGATTCCTGGCTTTCCTTTCAATTGATCAGGACTGGTAATATCGCCTGGGTATGACATCATAGTTTCCTGTGCCTTTTGATATGCTCGCGCGCGAAACGGCTCGCCTTGCTTCATCATAATACCGGAAAGCTTTTCCATCAGATCAATAAATTGTTCATTCAATCTTCCGCTAGGTAAAACAACCTGAGGTTCTTGAGGCATAGTATGCATTTCTACTTGTGGTGCCTTTAAATTCATTCCCAAACTTTTTTCAATTTTTTCTACGGCTGGAGGAATAGATAATATTTCAACCGGCGCAGCTTCAACTGCGGATAGATTTAAAATATCGGATGTTTTTTTTACGGCTGTTTCAAACTCTTCCACAATTTTGAAAATAGGCTTCTTCTTGGACGACTTGATCTTTCTAACATTTTTAACCTTTTTACCACTTCCTGCTTTATATTTTTTGTGTCTTAATTTAATAGTTCTTCTATTTAATTGCCTTTTTTTATACTTTCTTAGTGTGTTCTTCATGTAATATTTGGATATTATTTTTTATTATCTTTTACCTATTACCCATGCCTTTTAGAGGAAATAATCTATTTAAATCATTAGCGCTTGACACTACAGGAGGGATATTAAAATTTGCGTTTGGATTTGAAAACTTCAATTTTGTTGACTTTGAATTTCTAATATGTTGTATGCGCTGGACTTCTCTCATATAATTGGCAATTTGAACTTGCCTATATTGTTCTTTTGTCAAAATGGGAGCAGGTTGTTGCATGTCTTGTTGTTGCTGATGCATGCTTTGGAATCTTTTTGATTGATTGGAAGAAAATTGCTGTTGTTGCTGTTGCTGTTGCATTGGAATAAATTTAGATTGCTGTCTTTGTTGCGGTTGTTGTGGTTGAGGAACAAAATTATTTGATCGCACATTTTCCGCAACCACATTTCTGACTATTTGCAATTTTCCATCCACAACTTTCATGTTCAAAGAGGATAATATGTCATCATATGTAACCTTTCTTGCAGGTTGTGGTTGAGGAGCAGGGGGCGCTAAAGAACCGCGATTTTTATGAGCCATTGTTGTTATTCTTGGAATAGGCACACGAGAAGTTGGAACCGCTGGTGTAAAGTTTCCGTCGCCATCTATAAACCCAACATCTTCAACGTCTTCGTCTAAATTATCAACCTCTGTAATGTTTAAATCCATATATATTTATTCTGCTTGAAAAATAAAAAAATAAACTCACCATCTTTTTATTTTTGTTTTTTGTTTTTATTTGTTTTTATTTGTTCTTTTTAATGTTTTCGTAATAGCTTTTCCAAAAAATGTTATCAAACAAATCATCCATAAACTCAAAAAAATTTTCTAGCGCGGTTGAAACGGTTTCTTCTGGAAGTTCGCGCACAATTAAAGGCGGTCCAGGTTCGTCTAAAAAATCAAGATACTTCATAATTAATTTCTATAATATAATTTTAATATGTTTTTAATATAATGACGGCTTACATTAAAAACAAAGGTATTACACAAACATATTTTCAAGACAGTCATCACAAGAAAAAGGCCAGCGAAATTAAATGGAACGCAAAATACAACGGCGATCTTGCAAATATTAAGGTAGACATTAATAACAATGGTAAGAAAGATAAATATCGTGTGCAACTTAATAACGAAGATTTAGCTAACCTTTTAAGCATTCCTGCAGTAAATCAATCATTAGAACAGCGACTCAAAAACGACTTTCTTAGCGACGATTGCGATGAACAAGGACCACATGATTTTGTTATTCCACAAATACTTCAAATGCCTGAGCCAGAGCCAGAACCCAATTTATTCAGAGTTAACATTCCTGATTTGTCTAGTAAAAAACAGCAATATTCTTCACCATTTTCAAAGCCATGTATGTATGAAAATGAGTTAACAAGTTTACCCAATTTGACTTCTCTCTCCAGACCTCAATCAGTATTATCGGAATTAGACCATCATATTTCTACGTCGCCGCAGATTGAAATGGTGTCTCCTATAAAATTAACCAGGCGAGAGAAACACGCTAGGTTAAAGACCCCTTCTCCCAAAACCATGCGAATTCATTACACAAGTGCCACAGGAAAAGGCGTGGGAAAAGGAACCAGACGTAAAAGACGCACCCCAAAAAGGAAAAGTAGTGTTGCCAAGTTTTTTAGCAAGCTTTTTTAATTACTGGTTCCAAGACCACCTTATCATTATCTGATAATGAGCGTTCTCTTTTATTTTTATTATATTTTATCACTTTGTCTTTTTCAATGGTAGTTAGATAATATTGTGAGGCGTATAAAAGATTACAGACGACTTCATCGTCATAAATACATTCAATATGTAAATCTTTCATTTTCTTTAATGTCTTTAAAAAATACGCGCAATTGAACGTTTCTTCATCGTTAAAATTGATTACAATTATGCAATGGTTTCTGGGAATTCTGCAACGACCTTCCATTTCGTAAAGGTAGTAATAGTGATCGCAATTAGAATCCAACGCAAAATCAGTAATTTCTCTCTTGAGTTCCGAGATATTAGGATGTTTCAACATATTGAATGAGACCTCAATATTATACCCCATTATTATAGGGCAATATTTTTCTTTGTAAAAACAAAATAAGTTTTATGTAGATAGGGAAATTAACAAATATAATTTTGAAATATGTGTTTTCAACTAGAAAATACATGTTTTGATTAGTTTTAGATACCTATTTTAAAAAGTTGGTATATAATAAATATGTCTTTCAAAAAATTTGGAGGGTTAAACTATTCAGCAAAAAACAATATTGTCGGCAATTTGTATTCATCCAGCATAAATTCTGGAACAGCCAACATAATAGGTCTGGAAAACTCAAAAATAACAAGCCAAAGTCACTTGGATATGAGTGCAAATTCAGTTATGCATATTGGCAGTCTGTATTTTATGGACGGAACTGTTCAGGCCACTGCATATCAAAACACCGCTGGCGGTCCAACCATATTTGACACTGGTATAACTGTTAATGGAATATCTACATTGAATGGTAATGTAAACGTAACTGGCAATGAAAGTATAACTGGAAATTTAACTGTATCAGGAACTAGTGCTTTACAAGGTCTTGTTACAGCGTCAAATGGAGTGGCAGTTTCAAATGGATTGACAATTTCAAGTGGCAACGTGTCAATTTCAAGTGGAAGTTTAACAGTTGCGAATGGATTAACAGTTTCAAATGGACTAACAGTTTCAAGTGGCACAACATCTTTACAAGCGGCTACGGTTGCTAATGGATTAACAGTTTCAAATGGAGCAACAATTTCAAGCGGAACCTTTTCAAGCGGCAGTTTAACTGTTTCAGGTGATTTAACAACCGTTAAAGATTTAACAGTGACTGGTGATTTAAATCTTACAGGAACGCTTGTTTATGATAACCTAGAGTTAAGTGGTACTTTAACAGTTGATGGAACATCTACATTGACTGGCCTTGTAACAGCCGAGGGAGGTTTAAGTGTAACCGCTGGAACTTCTGCGCTGCAAGCGACAACAACGACTACATTAACAGCTTCAGGTTTAATACAAGGAAGTAATGGTTTAACTATAACAAGTGGATTGTCTTCTCTACAAAATACAACGACAACCACGCTGGGAGCTACTGGATTAATTACTGGCAACAATGGTTTAACTATAACATCAGGATCGTGCGTGCTACAAGGAACAACAACAACTACACTAACGGCTTCAGGATTAATAACTGCTAGTGCAGGATTAATTTCTACTGCAGGAACAACTACACTGGGTGCCACAACAGCAACATCAATAAATATTAATGGAGCCACATTAGGTTCAAATGTGTTAGCGGTAAATGGAACAACATCTTTGCAAGGCGCTACAACTGTTACGTCAGGCGGTCTAAATGTAACAGGTGGTGTTATTGTCGCAGACACCGGTCTAACTATAACTGCTGGTGGCGAAACAATAACAGCAGGAGATTTAAATATAATAGCAGGGGGCGAAATAATAACAGCAGGAGATTTAACAGTGACAGCTGGAACAATAAACGCCAATGGTGGTTCTATTTTATCTACTGCATCAACTTTTAATTTGTTGACAGATTCAAGCTCACCATTTACTCCTAATGCCATAAGTTTTGGACCTAGTTCAACAACAGGAACAATAACAATTCCAAGCACCGCTCCATCTAGTTCGTTTAATAGTGGAGCATTAGTGGTTGCAGGTGGCGTTGGAATACAAGGCAACTTTTACAACGCCTACCCAATAACACCAGGTAGTCAAGTAACAGCGTATTTTAATAAGGTTGTTGTTGGATCAACTCTTACACTTGAACCTACTTCACTTTTTACAGTTGGAAATTTGACAGCAACTGGAAATTTGATAGTGCAAGGAACTGTGAGCATAAGTGGCCAAACGACAATTGATGATAATTTAATTGTTACTGGAAATCTAACTATAAATGGAAATTTAAATTTTGACGATTTAATTGTAGAAGGGACGTTAACTGTTGGTGGAAACACAGTGATTGGCACACCTTTAAGCAATGCGACATTAACTGTCAATGGTCTAATTACCGGCAACAGTGGATTAACAGTTTCTTCAGGTTCAACGTCTTTGCAAGATACTACAGTTGCCAATGGATTAACGGTTTCTTCAGGCACGACATCATTGCAAGATACTACAGTTGCCAATGGATTAACAGTTTCAAATGGAGTATCAAATTTAAATGGCGGAATAACTGTTAATAATGGTGCTGGTGATGTATTTACGGTAGATTCAGCAACTGGTGATGCAGTGGTTGGTTTTGCATTGGGGCAAGGAGGTTTAACAGTAAAGGATACTTTAACTGTAGATGGTGACTCTTTTTTTAATTCAACTTTAAATGTTCAAAATAGTTCAATAAGAGTTACTGATACTGTCACTCCAACTCCAACAGTGTTTTTTTCAGTAAGTGCAACAGGTGATACAGTGATTGGTGAATCAGGCGGAACATCTGCAGTTTTAACAGTACACGGAACATGCACGGCAACCTCCTTTACTTCTAGTTCAGATTACCGTATTAAAGAAGATGTCGTCGTCTTAAATGATTCATTCAACATAGACAAGTTAAGACCAGTTACGTATACAAATAAGAATACAAAAAAGCAAGATATTGGTTTTATTGCACACGAAGTCCAAGAAGAGTTCCCATATTTAGTAACCGGTGAAAAGGATGGAGAACAGATGCAATCACTCAACTACATAGGATTAATTGGTGTTTTAGTAAAGGAAATACAGGATCTAAAGAAACGTGTCCAAATCTTGGAAAATAAATGATAGTATAATATATGAGTTTTATTAATGGAAACACAGTTTCTCCAGTAAATGAAACCTATATTGGGTTTTTTAAGCAGACAAACCCATTTCAATTTACCACGTATGTGAGTGCATCTGACAAATATCTATACGACACCACTTATGTAATACCAAAGGGTGTGTGGTTAGTGAGCGCAACTGTTCTTATTGAACCCACTTCTACCCCTGCTGGGAATATTACAAATATGAATGTAGCAATAGCATTACCTAATAATATCAAAGGTAAAAACACAGTTGTGCTGAGAATTGATTCAGGTTATGTTGCATATACTGCTTCCGTTTGTGAACCTTATTATAGCGATGGAACTACAAGCTGCGGTATTTATTTTTATGCCACTACTCTCAATGGCAGTAATTATTATTTGCAAGGCGGTGTTAATACAACTATGACTTATGTAAAAATTGCATAAATTATTAATTTTTATAAGAAAACCTCAAAAAATCAAATAACATAAAATCAAATCAAATAAAAATTGATTATAAAAACTAATCTATAATCAATGTAAATACAAAGCGATGGACGTTCTAAAACCAATTCTCTCTTCCCATAACTCTCATGAGAGAGACCAAAATCTGGTCTTTGACGAGCCCACACATAAATACACCATTATTACCGACCCCAACTCAGATTACACAAGTGTTACCACCATTAATCACAGTCATTTCCCTCACTTTGACGCCGATGCCGTCATTAAAAATATGATGAAGGGAAGGAACTGGAATCCGCAGAATAAATATTGGGGGCTTACTGCAGACGAAATCAAGGCGCAATGGGCCCAAAATGCGGCATCAGTTTCAGGCGCAGGAACTGACCTCCATTTCAATATTGAGTGTTTCATGAACCAGCAGCTGCCCAGCGGATACACTCATAAGGAGCTCCTAGAAAATTACGAGGCCTACCTAGAAGCAGGAAATCTGAGTCCAAATGTCTCCGAAGAGTGGGACTTCTTCATGCAATATATTAGGGCCACACCAAGTTACAAGCCATATCGCACAGAGTGGATGATCTATCATGAAGACCTAAAAGTGGCCGGTTCTATTGACATGGTGTATGAAAACCCAGATGGCACATTATCTATTTACGACTGGAAACGCTCAAAAGACATTTCAAAAGCGAATGGATTCAACAAGTATGCGATTACCAAGGAAATAGATCATTTGCCGGACACAAATTTCTGGCATTATTCTCTCCAGCTGAACACATACAAGGCCATTTTACAAGAGAAATACAATAAAATCATAAAGGATTTGTATTTGGTCCGACTGCATCCCAATAATCCGAGAAAGACCTTTGAAATCATTAAGTGCGCCAATTTGGATAAGGAGATTGCTGATTTGTTTGCGCTGAGAAAGAGTCAAATAAAAACATATGCGGAACAAAACGTTTAAAAATAAAGCACTTATAATATATATTTGCAGACATGAATGAAGAATTCCTAAAAGCAATAGAGTATAATAAGACAGAGGAGGAATGTTGTTATATTAGTGAGCCGCCGCTTCCCATTCCAGATACACCAAATTTTGTAATTGCATTTTCATTTGGTCTTTTTTTGGTTTTTTTACAGCATATATTGGATAATGACAACTTTTATTTGAATTATTTTGCAGATAAAATTAAAACTACTGTTTCCAATGGTTTGAATTATTATTTTTATAATGAAAACAGCTTGGATGAGTTAGAAAAGGAAAACGAAGACAAGATCGTGACTGTGGATGAACCTATTGCTCCACCAAAACCATATGAGGATAAGTATTTGGAAGAAGTGAAGAAGCTTCCAGTAGAGATTGTGTTTACTGAGACAGAATTGGAAACAGAACTAGCTCAGAGAGTAACTATTCGGAAGAATATGGAAAATAAGCTTAGTTCAGATAAGACTCATGTGGAGACAGCGATGGCATATTTTGAAAAGCGTTTGGAAGAGCTTGAAATGGAGAGGGAAACCAAGTCTATGGAAAAAGAAGATAAAAAAGATAAAAACTATGAAGATGAATACGATGACGAAGACTTTGAGGAGGAAGATAAAGAAACCGAAGAAGAAAAGAAGGAAAGAATTGAGCAAGCAATTGCCAGTATCCAAAACGATCAAAGGCTCTATAAAAAGGCACAGGTGTTACTAGAAGAAAAAACCATAGATGAAGAAGAAATTAATAAGCTTGCAAGAGAATTTATTTTGAAGGAACGTTTAGATAACTTGAAGAATTGCATTGTCATGGAAAAAACCCCAATAGGAAATGCTGTTATGTTTTATAATAATTCCAAATCTTCGTTTGAATATTACAGTGATAGCACACTCCCTTATCGCTATTTGGAGGTTGTAGCTAGAAAGTATATTTTGACTTACAAATGCAAGCAAATTTTTGTGGATATGGAAGAAGAAATAAAGGAAGCCGAGAAAAAACTAGAAGAGAAAAAGAAAAAGGAGGAGGATGAAAAGCAAAAGCAGCAAGAGGAAAAAGATAGTGGAAACTCCACAACAACAGAAAAACCTGCAAAGAATGTGTTTGCCAAATTTAAAAATTATAATAAGGACAATAGCATAAAGGTTGCAGCCGTTCCACTTGACCGTCCTCCAACAGCGAAGCAAACAAAACCTCAAGAAGAAAAGGTGATAAAAGAGAATGCCAACAGATATTCTTTTGAGGGGAAACTTGCTAATTTTAGTTTTTTAAAGAAGATAGATAGAAAGGTTGTTGATAAAAGATACGCGGTAAGTTTTTCGGAATTTAAGAAAATGCAGAAAAGCCAATAAAAAATAACCTAACCATAATATAAGTATGACTGTAAAAACAAGAAGAAACTACACAAAGAAAGGAGGATCAATAAATAAGACACAGAAAAATCAACCAGACGTTGGAGAAAGACGAAGTTTATTTTCTACAGTCGGCACCGCTGCAGTAAATGCTTTTAAAGGAACTGTTAATTTCTTAGAGGATAAAGGTGCGCGAGTATTCGGATTCAAACGTATAAATCAAGATGAAGAAGCAAAGTTGGCTCAAGTGCAACAAGCGCCATCGGAGATGTCAGAATTGGCGTCAACTGCAACAAACGTCGCATCAGGTGTAGCCGATAAAGCAAACCAAGTGGGTTCTCTCATTGTAGGCGAGTTAAATAAAAAATTAGATAGCACAGACGTGAAGGGAACATTGACCCAAGCGATTGGAAATACAGTAGAAATTGCTAAAGATATTGTTGAAAAGGCGAATGAGAAGTTAAATGATCCCAAGTTTGTGGGAGAAGTCGCGGAAGCAACTAAAAAAATGTCAGAAACGGCAGCAACTGTTATAGAAGCGGCAGAGCCAGCAATAAATCAAGTTATAGATGAAACCTCGGAAATCGGTGAAAAAATGTTTTCAAAAGTTGGAAATTCTGCGGTAAATATTGCATTAAATACAGCGGAAGCCATTCCAGGAGTAGGTGCAGGAATAGGTCTTGTAAGAGATATAGATAAAGCGGCAATTGCCGGAGAGGCAATTGTAGAAGCAGGAATGAAGACAGCTACTACATTTGCAGATGGTATAGCGAAAACTGAAGAAGCGCTCGCATCCAAGATGGAAGAGGCGAAAACGGTTGCAAATAGAACAACCCAAGGAATAAGCGCATTTAATGCAGTTGATAAAGTTATCCCAGTATCAAAAATAGCATCAAAAATACCTGTTTCTAGTGTCGCAAAATTTGCTTCAAATGCGAGACATGGTGGTGCATCAAGAAAATTCAGAAGAATAAGAAAGAAATTATCACGTAAATTGAAGTTTAAGTAAAACCAAATCCTTGATTTTTATTTTGATTGTTCCTTTTTCCAAGTTATATATCCAATGCTCCGTATAACATTAAAAGAGGTTCCAAGATGCTCTTTTGCAATAGAATATGCAATACGTTCTTTATCGCCAAGTTGTTCCAAATATTTCAAAATGGAGTCCTGAACATCCTGAGGGTATTTTGAAAAGTCTTCGTCTGACATTGTGTTTGCTTTAATAATAATAAACTTGTATTATTATTAAGTCAATTTTTTCTTTAATTTTTATTTATTTTTAACCAGTATATGTGATGAAACATAGAATCTTATTATCATTGATTTTGACCTCACTTTGGTTCATCATTTTTGTTAAGCTGGTGTCAATTTTGTATCCGTTGGATAATAAAAAAGAGAATAAATCAGGAATTTCATCGTCACTCATAAGACCACAACAACCGCCTCTAAGAGAAAGTAATGCAAGCGCGCAGCTATTTTTGGATAAACAAGGTCCTGGCGTATTAAATGGAGATAAAGGTGGCATTTGCAAACGTCGGACTATTTTTCCAAGAGGTCCTTCTGGTGGTAGATTTATCACAATAATGTTTTTATAGCATTGATTGAATGTGTCTAAAAAGACTCTTGTGGAAAGCATATAACTTTTGGGGTAATTCATACAGATATAACTAATTAATATAAAATAATCGTATTGTATTTTATATTCTACTTCTATTTGATAACTTTTAATGAATTGTTTGGAATACTAAAAAAATTGAAATCTAAAATGAAAATAAATATTTGGTAAACTAATAAGACATCGGCGAATAACCCAAGATGAAGATAGATATTACAAACGGAACAATTAGTAATGATGAAATGTTTCTTTTCGGAGATAGAGCCGACAATGTTAAATCATTGGACGACGCAGAAGATAAGATTAATGAGAATGAAAATTTAAATACCGCCTTCATTTATCGGTTTAAATTTACCCAAAACTTCATGGACGAGTTGTATAAGTTTTCAAAGATTCATCAATATGATGACAGGAAGTTGTTTAAAGAGGCTTGGGAGAAATGGTCTGAGGAAGAGGAGAAGCTTATTGAAAGCGAGATTTCCAGGCTAAATAAGCTAGGATATGAGGGCGATATCTTGGATAAGATGTTCAAAAGCGCGCGTTATTACTTCAGAAAGAAGGGAACAACAAAGCCTGATCCCAAGGAACGTAAGAAATACGTGGGTGTCCACAAGGATCTTCTAGATGCAATGGATTCGCATGTCTTCAATGGAAGAAATAAGCAAGATTATAAGCCATCAGAAGGGTTTGTAGATTTCTGTAAAACAAACACAGAAGATCTGAAAGAGGAAATTGGGAGGTTACTGGAAAGTGACATGGATTCTTCCGAAATCATGAATAAAATTAAAAAGACTTACAAAAATAGATATTTTATGTCAATAACTAAATAAATACCTTGTGATAGTTATAGTATAAAATCACACAATGTTGCTAGGCCCATATTTACAAGAACCAATAAAAACACATAAAAATGCAGCAAAACTTTGTAAAAAACATACAAATTCAATAACAAAGGCTAGCTTTTTTTCTCTCAATGAGATTCAAATATCACAAAGAATATTGCAAATACCTAATTATTCTAGACATTTTGCTCCAGTTCTGAAAAATTCATTTGTAAGTTTGGCGGAAATAGACGATGAGAATTTTGAGAGAAGTGAAAAAATTGGCGATGAAAATTCGCATATTCTGATAACACGTTTAAATATTCCAGGAAGTCGCTCATTTTACGAGGTATTTTACTCTGATCGCAAGAAAACTGTAGAACCTGGTGAGAACATAATAAAGATCAAGATTACAGATAAACCTGAAAAAATGGATAAAATAAATACAATCAAAGAGAGAAAAAAGTTTTTGAAATTGATAAATAGCTATAAACACTTGTTGGAAAGTATAAAACTATTAAATAATGCAAATATTGTAAATATTAACTTTCATCCGACAACACTAGTTTTCAGAGATAATTTGCCAGTCATTGGAAGATTTGATGAATGTTTCCACTTACCAACAATGAATGAAGAGAGAAAAAGTAATCTATTTTCTGATTATAATGCAAAAAACGTGTTTTTACCGCCAGAGGCACATGTAATTTGTTTTTTACTAGATAATAAGTTAGATAGCTTGTCTTTTTCAAGTATTGAAGAGATATGCGAGGATTGCCGGAGCCGCGTTGCTTCTTTAAGCTGCTTTTCAAAAGCTTTTCTGGACCAATATAAAGAAACCGCCCATTTCTCTCTTCAATCGTTGACTAACAAACCAAAACATGAGATAATTAATGAAATGTTACAAAAGTGTTCTACTTGGAACAACTATGGAATAAGTATACTTTTTCTGGTTTTATTGAGAGATATTTTTAAAGGACGCGAAGGATTCCCTCAAAATTCGTTCATTTCTCGGTTCTCTCAGATTCTGACACTCGGAATCCATCCTATCCCTGAAAAACGTCCGACTTCTTTGCAAAATGTATCATTATTCAATGATATATTGTATAATACTACCTCTCAAGATTATGACCATCTTCTCTCTTTATTTGCGAGCCTTTCTGGTCTTCTTTGACTTCTTTGCGCTCTTCTTGGACTTCTTCGCGCTCTTCTTTGACTTCTTGGACTTCTTTACGCCTCTAGCCTTTCCCTTGGTCTCAGACTTCTCTTCGGAACCTTCTTCAACCATTGGTTCCTTGGATTTTGTTTCAGTCTTTGCGCCTGCACCAGAATCGTTAACCTTCTTTGCATCAATCATAGCTTGTTTATAGGAATAATCCTTGTCTTTTCCACGACCTGTGTCAAAAGTCTTTTTCACTAGCGTCAACCATGCGTTTGCCATTGTTATACATTTTATTGAGAAAAGAAATCAACGCAACTAAATAAAGTTAACCAATAAATAAAAATAATAAAAAACAATTACAAAAAAATTGACATAAGTATTGTTAAAATAATTATTACAACAAAAAGAACACAATTATGTCCGTTAACGCATCCAACTTTACATTTACGCGGTATTTATATATCAAAGATGAAGTCCACGTTGCGCTTCTTGTAAGTATTCTTAATAAAAGCGAAAAAAGCTTGTTTTGGGCTTATGAATTATATTACTCCGGATTTTATGAAGAGTTGTTCAGCTTGTTATGGAAAATCTATTTTGACTTTTATTACACACTCAATCCAGGCTTCTACAAGTATTTCATTAAAAAACAAAAAGAGTGGAACAAAGCGGAAGATTCTTTTGAAAAGCATAAAACCATTGGAGTAATTGTGAATAATTTGTTAATAAGACCCCATAATATGGACGTCTTCTTGTTGAGGCATATTGCGAAAAATTTTGATATTGAAACAGAGTCTACTTCACAATTGACCGAATGGCCAGATCAAAAAAACTATCTTAATATCGCGGATTATATATTCAATAAATGCTCTTCTACGACTGAACTAAAATCGGCTCAACAGCAAATCAACAACTACTTCAAAGAGAGAAATGTAAAGGTTGATGAGAGCGAAAAAAACGTTGGCCTAGACCAAAAACATATTGCGCTTGCAAATATTATGCTCATGTTCTCTCGCGCCGAGAAGCTTTCCATGGGCAAAAATATGTATCTCATTGTGGAAGACGAAGAAATTTTGAAGCACAACACTATGGAGTCAGATTATGATAATAGTTTCTATCCATACAAGATCCTTCCACTGGTAACTTCTCACGGAATTGACGAAGAAAATTATCTCTCGTTGTTTGCATTGCAGAGAGAAACAATGGATGTAAAAGACGCATATTATTACCATTGGGATTATTATGCGCTTGGTTCGCCAGTGTGGAGAGAACGAGTTGAAGCTTTTAAAGGCCAAGCAAATCATGAAACAAAGCGACTGGATTTTCCAGATGATGATTACTTTGAGGACTTTTATAACAAGTATAATTACGAACCAGATGAACAGAAGAGAGAAACCCAGAATAAAAATATTCAACCAATTTGCGGAGGGAGAACTTGGGTGCAATTTTATGAACAACATAAAAAAAATGGTTTATATATTCCAGATGAAGAGTATCTTGACGAATTTGATAAGGTAAACTATTAAAATAATACATCTATTTGGCACCACCTTTACCAAAGGTAGAATCTATTTGGCACCACCTTTTCCAAAGGTAGAATCTATTTGGCACCACCTTTTCTAAAGGTGGTTAGATGACCTTGACGCTTTTGCAGTCTTCAGGAATAAAAACCATCCCAGGAGTAGTCGTTTTTTGAATATTTTTTACGCGCGTAAATACAATTGGTAAACTTTTTTCTTTAGGATATGAGTGCTTTTTGCATAGCACCGCTCCTTGGCTAATAATATATTTCAGATTTTTCCTGTCAAAATTATCAGGAACACTCGCAATCACGTGGCAAGATTTTTTATTATCAACGTGAAACCAAAGGTCATTTGAAAACGCTGCGTCAATAATTTGATCGTTCTCGTCAGCATTTTGACCAATGGTAAAGGTGATCTCGCACCTAAGGCTTGGGATGGAAATAACTTCAGTCTTCATAATTGTAATGTCTATATTTAATTGTTGAGAGAAAAAAGGAATCAATTTTATTTCTGAAATTTATTATTTATTAAATACTGTTAATTTTTATTTTATTCCTGTATAAAATAAAAATTGAAATGTAAATAACCTAAAATAATAATAACAACAAATACAAGGCAAGATGGTTAAAAACACAAAAGGTGGCTCTGGACATAAATCTCAGGCTCGCAAGTTTGCTGGCGGAAGCGTGAAATCAACAAATAAAGCGACGCGATTTTCTGAAGATGAATATGAATATTATGCTCAAGTAGTTGCCACTTTGGGTAATGGAATGTGTCATGTGATGTGCAAAGATGGAAAGAAGCGTCTTTGCCACATTCGCGGCAAGTTTCGCGGAAGGGGTATGCGTGATAATATGGTAAAAAATGGTGTGTGGGTTCTGGTTGGCGGCCGCGATTTTGAGGCCGAAAGAACAAATGATGATAAAAAGTTGGAAAATTGCGACCTTCTTGAGGTTTACAGCGATTTGGATAAGGAACGTCTAAAAACTCTTGGTGGTTTCAGTGATTTTATTACAAGGGACCACACGTTTACAAATACAAGCGCACAAGCCGACGATGACCTATTATTTACTGATAACGCCGCGGAGGATGAGTATTTGAATATTATGAAGCAAAAAGTTCCTACAGATAACATTAATTCTTCTTCGGTTGAAATTGCTCAAGAAGACGAGGTGAACGTGGATGATATTTAATCCACATCCATATCTTCTTCAATAATGTTGAAATTTATTGGATTAGAATCGTTGTTTTCATTGTTAAAAATAATATTCGGATTATTGTGCGCTGTGTTAATAAAATTAAAAAAATTATTAAAGTTTATTTGTTGCATTGTTTCATATTCATTATAAATTTCTCCGTCATAAATTTCTTCGTCATAAATTTCTCCATTTTCTATTTCTTCTGGATTCTCGTCAACAACTTCTTCTTCTCTCATATTTTTTTCCATAGAATCAAATTTATAGCGGCAAACTGGACATTCACAGCTGTCTTCTGTAAGCCATTTCATGATGGGTTCAACAAAGAAACAATGGTTGCATGGTAATTGAATGATTTCATCATCTTCTTGGAATGTTTCGCACATTATTGAGCACTTTAAATTATTTTCAATATCTTTGGCGTCTCTGAATTTTATGGGAATAAGCAAGCTCTTCGCGTCATCTGTTATAACATGTCTTATTGGGTTTCTATCATATAAGCTCGTCTGCAATACGCTTTGAGATGGTGACCTAGGAAATACCGGCAAATATACTTCATTTGAAATAATGTCATTTAATAGCAACCTAAGTATACCATTAAATTCACTGAAATCGTTGTTTTCCATATACATATATCAATACAAAATATTTAAACCGATTTAAATATTTTGTTTTCTACTCACTCACCTTTTTATGTTTTTTCTTTTTTATTTGCGATCTCCTTTAAATATATATAACTCGGTTACGCTTGGCAAAGACGCAAATTGAAGACAGAAATCTATAAGGTCGCTGTTAGGAGATAGTAGTATATTGTGTGTATTCTTTAAATTGTTATTTTAAAATGCTATTTAATTGATAAATTATAAGCGCTTAGAGGCTATTACAATATAAATGTATAACCAAAGGACTAGACCAGACCAGATAAAAGCGAAGCATTCAAGACAATATGTTTAAGACAGAGCGAAAACCAAATAATAGAAACAATGACCGTCACTATTTGTCAAATAGTTTTAGACCAAAGGGTGAACCGGTTGTTAAAAAGTTTGAAATTAAAGAGGAAGATTTTCCAGAACTACGAGTTGAAGGAGAAACTCAAATCAAGAACGAAAACGTTTTGCAATATAAGAATGCAATGTTAAAGCGTGATGAAACTGAAGAGGTGAAAAGGGATGATTTAAAGCCTGGTTGGGAAAGGTTGTATTATGACAAAAATAGAAAAATAGTTATTGAGAAATATGAAGAAAATAGGGGATATGAAGAAGATTTTCATTCTCGCGCACAAAGGGTTTTTCAATCGCTTGTAGACAAGTGGGAAAATGAAAGAATTGCATATAACAATTTGTATGGAGAAGGGGAATATGAGAGGATATATTACATGCCGAGGCGAGAAGAAGACAATTATTATGACTATGAGGAGGAAGAGGAAGATGTTCCTGTGGAGGAGGAATACTATGACGAGGAATCGCAATACTACGATTTATATTAGTCAAACACGTTAAAAATTATATTGAATTATATGCGCATAATTCAATATGAGTTTAGATGCAGAAATATCAGATAAAATGGATTTAGACACAAAATGGATAGAAGAGTTTGAATCAATTGATAACAATTATAAAACATTTTATACCGAAGACATAATGCATATAAAATTTCACTATGTTTATGTTAATAAAGAAAACGACATTGATAAAGTAAAAGAAGAAACCATCTTATTAAGAACTCCAAATTATATTTCAAGAGAAGAATTAATTGGAATACTTAAAAAGAACAATAAACTTTCAGACACAAATTACACAGTTTTATCCATATTGAAATATAATATTGACATTGAACCGACAGACGTCACATATTACATAAAGAACAATGTTGAACAAGATGAAACATACGACTTTTTAAAATCAGTTAAAAATATTGACTCTATTCCATTAAATAAATCCATATCAATGTTTCAAGATTTGAATGACATTATAATCATTTTTTACGAGAAATCAGTAAATGATAAAACAGAACATTTGCGACAGCACAATCAAACAAAGAGGATTTATATTAACACCATTCGTGCTAACAAACGTAGAACATATCGCAAAAGGGCTTAAAGACGAATCGCGATTATAATGTACCATGGCAGCACTCGTGAACGCTCTTGACTCTTATACTCCTATGCAGGTCGGTGAAAATGGTCACACCGAATATGCGTGGTCTAGCGACTTACAGGAAAAAATTCTTCAATTGAGTTTCCAATTTACTCGTTGTGATTCAGCTAAAGTTGAATCGCACGCGCAAACACTTAGGCAGCTTTTGCGTAATCTTACAGCGAGCAAGGAGATCTCAAGAGAAAAGTTTGTGGAGTTAATGACGGTAGCATATAAAATGGTCGGTCACACTCGTGACATTATTGACGGAAAGGGGGAGTATGCCCTTGCATATATGCAGATTCTGGTTTGGAATGAGTTCCATCCAGAGCTTGCTCGTTTTGTTCTGACTAAGTTCGTGTCATCTGAGGGCCATCCTTATGGATCTTGGAAGGATATCAAGTATTTTTGCAACTATTGCAAGTCCAATGGCGTTGCCGTGTCGGACCCTCTTATGCAGCACGCATTCCAGCTCCTGCTTGGACAGCTTCAACTAGATTCTACTGCCGAGAAGAAGTCACTTGCTGCCAAGTGGGTGCCTCGCGCCAAGTCCCACCGATTTGGCTGGATCTTTAATGAGCTTGCTGTTATCTATTTTGCCAAGTATATTGAGACTGCTAAGACTTCTGTGCAGGTTGACCGCGCCGTCAACAAGGCCAAGATGGACTTCCGTAAGCTCCTTGCAAATCTGAATCGTGAGCTTGACACCACTCAAATTCACCAGTGCGACGGAACTTGGTCTAAGATTGACCATGCGAAGACTACGTCTCTCACTATCTCTAAGCAGAAGACGGCTTTTCTGAACAAGAAGAAGGACGGCACTCAGCGCTCCGAGTCGGAGGATCGTGTTCAGTGTGCTGATAACTTCACGGCTCGCATCAAGAAGGCCGCCGCCGGCGAGGTGGAGATGAAGGGTAAGCGCATGGGTCTGAATACCTTCACGGTTCAGGCTCGTGATCTCATCTTCAGAAAGCCAACCGATGATATCCAGATTGAGATTGACCTTCTTAACTCGCAGTGGCGCAACAATGCCACTCAGACAGGCGTGCTTGGTCCGATGGTCGCAATGTTGGACTTTTCTGGCTCCATGGATGGCGACCCTCGTGACGTCGCAATGGCTCTTGGCTGCCGCGTTGCCGAGAAGTCTGTCCTTGGTAAGCGCGTCATGTCTTTCAGCACCAACCCCACTTGGCACAATTTGGACGGTTGTGATAACTTCGTTGACATGATTCGCGTTCTCCATAATGGTGAGGTCGGTTATAGCACCAACTTCCACGGTGCCTTTGACCGTATTCTTGACGCCATTGTTGAGAAGAAGTTGACACCTGACCAGGTTGAGGGTATGATTCTCGCTATTTTCTCTGATATGCAGATTGATGACCCACAAGTGAAGGCGCCTTCAAACATGGAGTCTTTCTACCAGACCATGGAAACCAAGTATGCCGAGACTGGTGTCAGGATCTGGGGCAAGCCTTTCAAGCCGCCTCACATCCTCTTCTGGAACCTCAGGTCCACCAGTGGTTTCCCATGCCTTTCTTCGCAAAGGAATGTGAGCATGATGTCTGGGTTTAGTCCTGCTCTTCTCAACCTCTTCTGCGAGAAGGGTTTGGATGCTCTTCAGGGATGCACTCCTTGGTCCATCCTTGTGGAGCAGATGAACAAGCCGAGGTATCAGTGCCTAGAAGACAAGGTGAAGGAGGTTCTTCTTGAGTAAAAAATAATAAAACGATAAAACTATAAAAAGAAAAATTAGTAAAATTATACATTTAATAAAAACGTATAATTTATATGGCAACAATTGCAGTAGTAGTTTTAACGCGCGGTTATCAAGATATTCGCAAATATAACACTCTTATCAGAAGAAATATTTCAATTGCTAAAAACTTGGGAGCACTTAAAGACACCGATATACTCATTTTTCATGAAGGAAATATATTACCACAACACCAAGAATACATCTCAAAATTTACTCCAACTCTTAATCTTATTTTTAAATGTATTAAAGAACACGCATTTAAGGACGAAAAAAAAGACATTCATACGTTTGAACCAACTCGCGCATTTGGATTGAATTATCGTCATATGTGTTCATTTTGGTTTGTGGATTTTTGGAAGTTTGTGGAAGAATATGATATGATTTTGCGCATAGATGAAGACTGTGTTATTGAGTTTAATATTCCTGAGCTATTTTACACTCTTTTCAATAAAACGGCTGTTTACGGCATGTGGACAAGGGATCAGGATTTTGTAACTGTTGGATTAAACCAATTTACAAGACTATTCTTGAAGGAAAATTTGCCAGAAGAAAGTAATAATCAAATAATACAGCACAATCCTTCCGGACCTTATACAAATGTTATTGGGTTTAATTTGAAGTCTCTGAGAGAAAATGAACTTCTTCAAAAATATATCCAAAAGGTGGGAATAATGGACTGCATTTATGCGTTTAGATGGGGTGATTTACCATTATGGGGAGAAGCATTATTCTATTTTTGCAACCCAAATTCTTATTCCAAGTCAGACAAAATAAAATACTTTCATGGAAGCCACAACACATATGTTGGCGGAACACCTATTAATCAACGATTACAAAGAATGACGTTTTAACTCAACTCAAATAGTCCAACACTTGAAACTGAATGAATGGTATATTATGCAACGTTGCACACCATTGACTGAATCCTGAACCCCAATTATAAGGAGAGAAGCTAATTATTTGAAAAGCATTTGACATTATATAAAAATCCAACAGCGTCTCCATAATAGCTTGGTCACTTGGATTAACGGATTCTCCCAAATGAACTATATTTGTCATTTGAACAATAACTTGTGGAAACACTCTTTTTAATAAAAGTTTTATTTGATTGTTATCGCTTAGAATCAAATACTTTGTTCCTAGTTTCATGTTTTTCGCTAGAATGCTGGTTATCTTTTTCAAAACAAATGGATTCAACTGATTATTTTTAAGCATATATTTATCGCCGCTTCTGATATGAATAACCGCAAACTGCTTTACTTTAATTCCCAAATTAATTAAAGAAGTATTAATATTTTGCTGCATTAGTTCATTTGGGGCCAGTTTATTTTGCACAAAATAACGACCCATTTCTTTATAATTGTCAAATATTGGCAAGCTATTACAAAACGTAAAAAAATTTTCGCAATCAAGTGAATTCAATTTACTAACTAATTCACTGAAAAATCTAATAGAATCCTTTGTAAAAACTTTTGAGTTAATTGGGATATAATTTATGTTTTCATATTTTGCAATGGTTTCATAATTTGCATTGTATTTTACTGAATGCGCTTCTTGCGCGAGAAACTTTGACATGGGATGGTTACTTAAATCCATGTCAAATTCCAGACCTAAGAGAGAAGATACTTGCATAAGACAAAAAGAACCTCTTATATAATCCCCCAATCCTTGCGCCGTACCATTTGTGTATTTTAGCTGGTAAACATTTACAAGTCGTTTTAAATTTCTATTTTGAAACGATTTAGCTATTAATTCCATTAATAGATATCAAATATTTAAAAAATAAAATTGAAGCGTATTATTGATAATAAAAGAGAGAACCATCAACATGGAAAATACAATTACAATTGCTTCAAGTCGGTTTAATCAGCAAACTTGGGAAGAAAATTGTTCCTATCGCAGGGAGAAAAATGTTAGCGGTTGCATTTATGGTTCTCCTTGTCAATTATCTTCTAAAATCCAACCTAAAACTCTGATATTTATTCAGGAAATGAACAATACTACAAATAAGATTGAAGGTATTGGACTCATTTACAATAGTGTCAAATGCGATAAATATTACAGAGTTTATGACACCGGTAATTATAACCGCTACATCTACGGCAGCGATTTCCGAATTAGCCGCAATGTTTTAATCCAACATAATCCTGAATTGATTAAAGCTTTGGAACACATTTTGTTCAAAGAAAAGACGCACATGAAACGAGGCTCCGGAATTACAACTGTTCCAGAGAAACTTTTGAAGCACAAGTTATTCAATGGCATGAATGCACGAAAAGAACTGATTAACATCTTTAAACAATATTTCCAAAAAGGAATACAAGATGAAAATGACTGAAAAAAAGGAACTAAAAAAAAGGCACCAAGTTTGAAATCACGGTTATTTCAATATAAATATAAATAATTCTATTATAATATTACATATGCCTAATCCAGACACAAAAATAGAAAATTATACAATACCTGAATTGCTTGCTATTTTGGATTTAGACAATGATCCAAATAGTGAGGAAATTATTCAAACAACGGATGTTTATATTGAAAAATTTAAATACGAAAATAATGAGGAAATGGAAAATTTTTTTCAAACTATGCAAAATACTTTATTACAGTATTTTGAAGAAGATAATGACGGCGACGCAGAAAATACACCTAGCGCTAGACAAACTACTGATTGGATTGAAAATGAAGTATTAAAGCAGTCTAATTCACAACAAAGTGGGAAAAATACTGACAGGAAGCAAAAAATAGATGTTTATAATAGTCCTCATTTACCAATGAACCGCGAGCATTTGGGTGTCAGTAATACCTTTACAATTCCAGTTGCACAAGATGTATTAAATCCAAATCTTAAAAATACCACATCTAGAATTATTGTCTTGGATAGTCAATATCGCCAATCTACAAGCCCTGCTGAAACCGCAACAGATTATACTTTGGATTTATCTGAACCTCTGTTAAATGTCCTATCATTAAGACTCTACTCATTTTCCATTCCTTATACTTGGTATGCCATTGATACCATGTATGGTAACACGTGCTTTTGGTTAACATTTACCGACGTTAATGGTTTGCCTATTACCAGCGTGAAAATATCCATTGAACCTGGTAATTATTCAAATACAACTATTGTGACAACTTTAATAGCAAGTATCGCATCGGCTGGAATAAATACGACTACTATTAGCGCAATACCTGGATATCCTGTTCCACCAAATACAATTCAGCCTGTTTATATTAATCCAAATAACTCCAAAATTACCCTCAATTTATATGGAGCTACATATTTATATGAAGGCTCAACATTAACTATAGATACTACTACAATTATTACTTTTTTTGATCCTGGTGCCGACTTATCTTGTAATTCTGTTTGCGCCATGTCCATAGCAGTCAATCAGACATTGGGTTGGGTCTTGGGATTTCGCGTCCCAGTTATGAATGTTATTCAAACTGGTAACAATGCGATAGCAATACCAGAATTATATGGACCAAAATATTTCATATTAGTTATAGACGACTTGAACCAGAATCATATAAATAGTGGATTAATTGGTATTACTGAAATGTCAAAGACTGTTAAACTTCCGAGTTATTATTCTCCAGATTTGCCTTATACTTGTATCCCTGCAAACCCTGGTGGAACAAATTTAGCATACAATAGCTTGGCATTAGAAAATGATGAGGATGCAGGAACATTAATAATAGATAAATTGGATGCAACTTATGCTGCCACTCCTCGCGTTTTACCTAGCGCTCCTAGAATATTAACACAATCACAAATTTACACAATTAATGAGATTCTGAAAAATAATGGAAGAACATATAACTATAAATTAAAAGCGCCAGTAGTTTCAGATACCTTTGCAATATTACCAATTAAATTGGGTAGCGCAAAAATGGGTGACGTAAACACTGAGTTTGGTGGTTCAATGCAAGATAATAAACGTATTTATTTTGGACCTGTCAATATAAGCAGGCTAAGAGTTAAATTACTTGACGACAGAGGAAATATTGTTAATCTAAATGGATGTGATTGGTGTGTAACCCTTCTAAGTGAAAACTTGTATCAATACTAATTAATATTGGCAGCTTTTATAATATCAATTATATATAACACAATGAGTCCATTGTCTTATATAGAAAAAACAGTTGATTATATTGGTTATTTAGGTCCATTTATATTACTCATAGCAACAGTGTTGTTGCTTAAGAGCAAGTCAGTCTTGTTAACATATTATATAATTGGATACGTTTTAAATATTGGCGTTAATATCATATTAAAGAGCCTTATACAGCAGCCACGTCCATCTGAAGACTTGCATGTTTTTAACGCATCTATTGCACAAGGAAAACGAATCGGATTTGATGTATATGGAATGCCTTCTGGTCACGCACAAAATGTGTTTTATTCCGCTGGGTTTATTTTCTTTGCATTAGGAAATCCAATTATTACTGCAATTTACCTAGCAATTGCCATAAACACTGCTTATCAACGTGTTAAATACAAGAATCACACTATTTTACAGGTGATGTTTGGAGGAGTTATTGGAACTGTTGTGGGTCTCACGTTATACTTCTTTTCATCAAAAAAGATAACAGGATTATTGAAATATAAAAAGGATGATAATGCTCCATTATAATGAGTAAGTGCTATTACCACAATTCAAATAATGACCCAAATAAATGCTGTGGTCGTCCGTATTAGTTTGAGAAAGACGATATTGATCGGCGCATTTGGGGTCTTCACAATCTGCCGAGCTACATTCTTTCAATTTACCTGAACTGGCTTCAAAAACTTCCCTACAAGAATGTAAGTAACCCATCTCTCGCGGAGGAATATGAGGAACCATATCTTTATCATGTGTAAAACGCACGAGTTCTTCTGAAATGGCGTTTACAAAGCTCGCATATTTTTCGTCTCCTATACGCGGTTGTCCAAAGTTATATACTTGATTTTTTATATCTACCGCCGAAAGTTCCATGCCTATTAGCTGCGCAACAGCTGCACCCAAAGAGTGTCCTGTAACTATCACGTTTGAATATCCTGTTTTCTCCTTTATTTCTCTCACTGATTTGATTGAATTATCCTTTAGATTTTCTGTTGCGTGATAAAACCCATGATGCACTTTACAATCACATTCTGGATAAGTGTCATAATGTCTTTTTGTTACCTCAAAATCGGCCATCCAATTTAATTTTGACGATGAACCGCGAAATACTACATAAATAGTCTTTGTTGCTTTTAATATTCCTATGTAACCTTGTAAATCAGTTTTTGGGTCATATAAAACGTTATCAACTTTGAAATTAGTTGCAGGACCTGATAACCGCATATCCTTATAATTATCCACTCCGCAATATGCCGCGCCACTTAACCATACAGCAGTGTTTGAAATGTCTGTGTTATACGCAAATAATGCGCCATAAAATAACGCAAATATTGTATGAAATAACAATTTCATATAATACCGTGGTAAAATATTATTTAATTTATTATGGCGAAGACCCCTTTTTAACCTTTTTAGGTTTTTTGACCGCTGCAGCTGGACCTAATTTTCTTAAAAAATCATTTAATTTATCAAAGTCTATATCATCGTTCTCGGCAATATTAAAAACGGATTTTGGTAACAATGACTTTGGTGTTGTTGGTTTACCAAAGTTATCAGAAGATTCTGATATTATTTGGCATATAGAGGCATCACTATTTAATCTTGCCTTTTCAGCATTCGTATATTTGTTAAATAAATATGAAATTGGTGTTTCCAATACCGGTGTCTTTAACCACGTTCCCAACCTAGTTTTTATTAAACCTTGAGAAATCTCTTTTTCCTCATCAGTATAATATGTTTTATAAATACTATAAACAGTGTTTCCATTTATTAAATTTGTAAGGTAACTAATCGTTACTGTTGGGTTTGTCCTTAAAAAATCTTCAAGTATACCAATAATTTGACCTGCCGCGAAATTTGGTCCATTTCCATTATCAAATAAATTATTTAATTGAGTGAATAAAAGTGACTCTGGATTAGTTCTTAGTCTGTATTTTGGTGACAGTCTTGAGGCTAAAATCATGAGAGAAATAAGTTTTATTTCTGATATTTTATTAGGATCTATTGGCTGACCAGGGTCTTGCACAACTGAAAATAAGTCAAAATCTCCTTGTAGACCAACACGAGAACCTATTTCTTTTCGTTTTTTCTCTCTTAAAACATCATTTAATAATGCCATTAACCTAGTTACCTCAATTGCTTGCAGAAAACCTGGTATTAAAACATAATTTTCTAAATTTGATGATTCAGGATATTGAAGAAGGTTATCTAAATAATTTAAAAGTTCAGCATATGCAGGGTCGCCACGTATCCTATCTTCAATCACTTGTATTTGTTGTCCGACTAATGTATTAATAACTGGAGGTGGTGGAGGTCCTCTTACAATTTGTGCTGGGTTTGGAACTTGTGTATTAAAAAATGACAAATCTTCCCCTGCTGCAACAATAGGGATGGGTAATGGAACTCCTGGTCTTCTTGCCGGTGAACCAGATGGTGGTGGACCACCTGAACCTGGAGGAGGACCACCTGAACCTGAACCTGAAGGAGGTGGAAGTGGAGGTGGAGGAGGACCACCTGAACCTGAACCTGAAGGAGGTGGAAGTGGAGGTGGAGGAGGACCACCTGAACCTGAACCTGAAGGAGGTGGAAGTGGAGGTGGAGGAGGACCACCTGAACCTGAACCTGAAGGAGGTGGAAGTGGAGGAGGAAGTGGAGGAGGAGCTTTTGGATAATATCTTAATAATTCATCATATTGTTGTCTAAGAACTGGATCCAATAAGTTATCGCGTTTTGCTCTTAACAATACTCTTAGCCTCAGATATTCCCTCCTTTCTGGCGCCGAAACTTCTGCTAATGGTCTTATAGCATTTGCAATAGTTGTATAAGCACCCCTTATTGCGACATCATCTGCATTTGCTGGAACATTAAATATCTCATAATCAGTAGAATCTGGCGCAATTTGCCATCCAAGACCTAATGCATTAAACAGTCGGACATTATCTGCAGATATTGGTGGAGGTCTTGGTCCTGGTGGTGGTGGTGGAGGCCCTGATGCACCCCTATTAAACATACCCCTTAAAGCTTTCATCATACCTCCACGCTGTCTTCTTGTTTTTTTATGGATTTTATAGTTTAGTTTTCTTGTTAATGTCATACTTAATATATGAGAATAAAAAAATAAACCCTATCGTCACATTATTTTACACGATAATATAATAATAATTGATATCCATTCATAAACGACCATTTCAACGGTGTTCCATCCGAATCATTTGAACCTTCAAATCCCCACGGTTTAATCGTATTTATAGTGTTTTTCCATTTCATTGGAACCAATCTGTGAAAACTCATGCCATCATAACCCATTTCTTCCCCTTCACATGTTATAGTTGCGCAAAAGTGTTGTTGGGTTGTGTCTCTTATAACACAGCTATCCAATTTATATTCAGCGTCTCCCACTTTGAAAGTCTCTGGTTTATTCAACGTTTCAGCCGCCTTATCAAAAATTTCAAGTATAATAATATGTGGTTTATGATTCAAATCTTTTACATCCTTGCTTACACGAGCCTTCCAATCTGTTTCTAACTTGGAAACAAAGAGGAATTGCAATGAATGTTCATCCAAATAATTAATAATACTTCCGTAATATCTAATGGGATTACTTGCCTCATCCACACCCACCAAATAGGGCATTTTTTTATGATAATGATCAGGAATACTTTCATATATTTGTTTTATTATGCTATTTGTGTTCAATTCATATGCATATTTTGACCCTGTTAAAGCCGATTCAACAGCAAAATTGAGAAGAGCAAAGGCATCTGCAAGCTTTTCAGGTATTTTTGCACCACTTGCTTGTTTACTTTCTATCATCAACTCTCTAAAATAGTGGAAAAATTTGCGACCTTTATCGCTAATAAAAAGGGTTGCAAACATTGTATTAAACCAGCAATTTGACTGCATTTGAACAGGTGGCACAACTATACTAGGTTTAATATGCTTATTTGCAGAAAGATTATGTAATAAGAATTTTTTAGCTTCTGGTTCGGTGTATTTAAAACAATATTTGCCATACATTGAACCAGGAATAGCAATTTTAAGAGGTTCTCTCAATTTAAATGCTTCTTCATTGTTGCAATCCCCTATTTTCTCTCTTGGAATGGATTTCAAAGATACCAATTGATCATTAATAGTTGGTGCGTATGAAGACTTTGATCCGTGTATTGGATCTACAATAACACCTTTTGCTAAATCGTGTTCTCCATGTTTACGTTTCAACAAATCTGAAATAACTAAACTAACTCGTTCAACATCTCTCGGAGTTTTGCTTTTAATTATTCGTTGTTTACTTGTTTTTGTTTGCCTTTTATTGCGTTTATTCTTGTTTTGTTTGCTAGGTTTATTGCGTTTATTATGTTTTCTTGTTTTGGTCATCTTATAATTTATCTAGAGAAAAATAATATTACGTTAATTTATGGGAGCTGGAATATTGCCAACATGTATTCATAAAAATAAATTATATTTTTTATTTGGTAAGGAGCACGACTATTGTGACACACCAGGATGGAGCGATTTTGGTGGAGGAACGGATGACAACGAAACATATATACAAACCGCTATAAGAGAGGGAGGCGAAGAACTAACTGGTTTTTTAGGAAGCGATGCGGATTTATCAAAGATGTTAAAACGCGGCGGCACATTCAATATTGATTATAAAAGCAACGGACACAGCACTTATCGCATGCACATATTTAAAATGAATTACGATGAGGCGTTACCATATTATTATAACAATAATCAACGATTTTTGCAAAAGCGTCTTGACCCTGCCATCATTAAACGAACCAAGATATTTGAAAAAGCTCAAATAAGATGGATTTGCATTGATGAATTACCAGTCATGCGCAAAGAATTTCGCAGTTATTTTCAAGATATTGTCGGAATGATATGCGATAAGAAGTCAGAAATTTTCAGATTTATAAATAAGGGATCTAATAAGCAAACCAGAAGCTATTATTCAAAGAAGAATGGAACACGTAAGCACAAAAAAAGAGGTTAATATAATTTAATTCTATCATTATATTATACCGCGATGAAAATGAATATGAGCATGAGATTTTCAGTATTTTATATGGTTATTACTGGCTTTCTTACACACTATTTCATTATGTCAAATGTTATGTCTTATGATTTTGGAAATGTTACAAATAATTTTAGTAAGCTTTATTTATCTTTGTGCATGGCATTTATAATGGGTATTCTAGAGGCATTAATGCATGATATGATGGACGGCACAGTAAGTTATAACTACTATATTCCTTTATTTGCAGGTTTTGTCATTTTTTTATGGCTTTACAGAAAACAAGTGGGTATTACTGATATTGGATATTTAAAGGAAATGATTGAACATCATGATATGGCTCTTTTTACTAGTAAAAATTTACTAGACAAACAAAATATTTCTCCCAAAGTTCGTAACTTTGCAAAAAGGATTGTTAATGTGCAGACCAATGAAATAGATGAAATGAATAAAATTATAGAGGATGAGAAAGAGACAAAAAAATAATATCCGATTAATATATGTATATTCAAACACATATTAATCAAAACACATTCAAGACAAAAATTTTAAGAACTCCGAGAGAAATTCAGATGGGAATGATGGGCAAAAAGTTTGATGGAAAATTTGACGCATTACTATTTGTTATGAACACACAAGAATCTTCATTTTGGATGAAGAATTGCATAGTTCCATTAGATGTTATATTCATTAAAAATGGAAAAATAAGTAAAATTCATCAAAATTGTCCACCATGTGTAACAGATGAATGCAAAACTTATCCAGGAAAAGGCGAACTTGTAATAGAAATGCCTGGAGGAACATGCAAGGCATTGAATATTAAACGCGGTGCAAAAGTTGATTTCTCAAATTAATTCTAGTTTTCTTCCTCTTCTGGATGGTTTTCCGCAAGTTGAACATAATCCATTATTGTCTGTTTCTTCGCGACTGCAGTCGCAACAATATATTTTTGCTTCATCTCATCTGTAATATAAATAGAAATCCACAATTGCGATGACATACTAAATGTGATACTCATACTAGATCCATTAATTGTATCGGTTTGCCAGCCTATTTGAGAATCTTTATTTTTTCCTCGTTTGCCAATAAGGGGGGCCCATATATACGACGTTGGATCCATCACAGGATCGTCAGCAGGAATAATAAACCAATCGTATTGAATCTTAGTAACTTGGTCATCACGTGCAATAATAGAGTAATACTGGAAATTTTTTCTCCTATTGATTTCAGCAACTACGTCGGTTACAATTCCTGGAGAACTTGATGAACAAACAGACGTTAATCGGTATGAACTTATATTAAAATGATCATGAGCAGGACTCTCATATTTGACCGATTTATTTGAAAAGTTCCCAGCACTGCACGAAATATCGCTTCCAGGTGAATGAGAACCACTTGCTTGCGAGTAAACAGTGCATCCTGCGTGAGTCAAAATTTGTGTATTAATGGCCTCCCAAACACTTTCCTTAATTGGTTCCCCATTGAGAAGATGATATCCGCGAACACACTTCTTAAAATAGCTCGCTAATCCTTGTGCTAATTCTTGTGTAAACGTGAGCGCCATAATACAGATGAGTTGCTTCATCATTAAACTATAAATATATAATCAATTTTTTTCATTAATTATTAGGGTTTTATAGTTTATTCATCTTCTCTGCAATACTTCAGATCAAACAGATCGCGATATTTTGTCTCAATCAAATGAATAAGCTGTTCGGCCTTTAGAAGCTTATCTTTCTTCAACATCTCTGCACCTTCTAATATCAGTTCCTTACAGTTCTTGAGAATAAATGTGGAATACTTATTTGCATCATCTATTAAATCAGCCACTTCGTTGTCAATCATTTCTTTATACTTGTCACTTAAACTGGGATAAATAATCTTATGCTTTCCCATGCCATAATACACAATCATCTTCTCAGCCAACTTGAATGCCTCTTCAAAGTCATTTATGGCTCCTGTTGTGATGCTCACGTCAAAAAAGATTTCTTCCGCGATTCTTCCAGCCAATAAGATCGCCAAGTGTTCAAAAAGGGCTTCTTTCGTGTAAATGCTAGAAGTAGATCCCTCAAAAACAGTGTAAGCAGGACTATTCGGCGACGACAAATTGATAATAACCTTTGTCATCTTTGCGTGATGTTTTGCCACAAGACCCATTACAGCGTGTCCCATTTCATGAATAGCAATGTGGTCAATAATATCGGACGTAAATTGGTGGTCTGTTGGCTGCCAACCTGCCATCATTTTATTCATAATGATATCAATATCTTGCGATGTCATTTTGTCATTATCATATCTAAGAGCATTCAACATAGCCTCATTAAACAGATTCTCAATTTGAGCTGCAGAGAGACCAATTGTTAGATCCACCATATCTTTAAGGACAATGGAATCGTCGTATGGTTTGCCCTTGGTGTGAATGTTGATAATAGCTTCTCTAGTTGCCGCATCTGGAAGACCAATGTAAACGCGTTTATCAATACGGCCTGGCCTTACAAGCGCAGGATCTAATAGGTCTGCGCGATTTGTTGCCCCTATTAGGAAGACTCCTGTGTTGTTTTTGAACCCATCTAACTGGACTAATAGCTCATTTAGAGTGCTATCGCGCTCATTGGATGATGTTTCGCCATCTCCAGAACGTTTCCTGCCAATCGCGTCAATCTCATCTATAAAAATTACACAGGGAATGTTCTTCTTTGCGAGTGCAAAGAGTTCTCTAACTCTAGATGAACCCACGCCGACATATTTATCTTGAAATTCGGAACCGGAAACGGCGATAAATCCTGTCTTTGCTTCTCCGGCGAGAGCCTTTGCAATTAGGGTTTTACCATTTCCTGGAGGACCCTCCAAAATAAGACCTTTCGGAACTCGGACATTATATTTTGCATATTTGGTATAATTGGATAAAAACTCCACACACTGAGAAAGTTCTAGCTTTATTTTATCAAAACCACCTACGTCCGAGAATTTTATAGGGTGTTTTGTGACAACCTCAAAGTTGTCCGATTTTCTCTCGCGATTTCTTCCGCGACCAAACATGTCGCTATCATCATCGTCGTCGTCACCGCCATTTTGAAATTGGCTGAACATTCCTTTATTGATAACAATGCGCAAACCTCCTCTTCGGCTATGCGGTTCTCCTGGGTTTTTTGCCTCTGATGCATTTATTCCGCCATTAATAAGTCTCTCTAAGAAATCCAAGTTTTCGTCATATTCCTTGGCATACTGTTCTCCCAGCATTTGATAATCGCGCTCTGTTTGATTCTTTGAGTTCAATTTGCGCAATTGTTCTTCGTAAAAAGATTTTGGCTTATATCCACTATATCTGCGAACGTGTTGTTTATTATTTAAAATAGTTTCATTTTGTTCAGGAATATAATCCGGATTTTGAATTGGTTTATCTTCTTGGCTAGGTCTGGGCTTAGAAAGAGGATATTTTCTAGGCACATTGTTAATGTTGGCAAAATTGCTGAAACTGTTTGCAACATTTACAAACAATAAGAAAAGAAAAATGAATTTCATATAAAATAATACATTGGATTATTTTATATTGTTTACCTTGATTTAATAATTATTCAGAAGGCGAGGGAGTGTGAGTAATCATTATCCTTCTTAAAGGATCTGGAATAACATCCTGCATCGGATTACTAACTCTTTCAAGATGTGGTGGGGCTTCTGTGAGAGAAATTTCCCTTGCTGCTTTTATTTGTTGTTTTGACTTCAAATACAACGAACCAAATAAGCATAATACTCCGATTGCTAATAAAATGCCTACTCCAATACTAATTGCATCTGTTAGAGGAGATTGATTATTTACTCCTGCGCTAGATAATACATTTATAGCAGATGTCGGACTAAGAGTTGGATAAATAACAGCATAATTATAAAATGAAATTGAGCTTACATTTAGTTTCACACCAAGACGATGTAGTTCTGAAGAAAAATTATTATTTTTTACGGATAATTGCAATTTATTCACAATCTTTTGATATGCTTCTTCTTGTGTTTTCTCACCATTTAATGCAGGGGTAGTAGTTATATAATAGCTAACACTAATGCTTGCTGACAAAAATCTTCGTTGAGTCTTTTTAATTTTCATGTTTGAAACCGCTGATTCTGTTAAGCCTGCAGTTTTTGCAGCAACTTGTGTAAAAGCCTTTTCTAAAGGGGGAGAATCTGGATATTGTGCCCATCCATTAGCACCCTGTTCTATCTGAAATGATAGAGGTATTTGAGGGACCTCAATTCCTTCAGTTGTGGGTTGGTTAAAGGTTATTGGAATGACTGGAATACTTTTATATGATGTTGGATAGTGAGTTGGAGGAGGAGGTTGATAAATAGGTGGCATAGCTTCAGTTGGTCTCATGGTTGGTGCAAAAATATCATATGGTCTATTTGAACCACTGCCTTTATTAGGTCCGCTGCCACCTTTTGAAGCACTACCTTGATGGGATGCGCTTCCAGCCTTTGAACTACTGCCTTTATAATGACTACTTCCTTTTTGAGGTCCGCTACCTGCATGATATCCGCTTCCACCGCGCGCTCCGCTTCCAGCTCTCGCTCCGCTTCCAGCTCTCGCTCCGCTTCCACCTTTTGAACCGCTTCCCATCCCTTTTGAAGCACTACCGCTATAAGCTCCGCTATAAGCTCCGCTTCCACCTCTTGAACCACTTCCTTTGATGGCATAACTATAATGTTTATTTTTTCCGCTACCAATAGTTCCACTGAACACATAATCATGAGACGCCCTT